CCAGAGATTATTGGATATGAACCCATAGTTCAATCTAATCTTAACATCTGGTCAGCAAGTATAGGAGTGAATTTAATGACATCACAAGGGTATTCGTTAGCTCCATTAAAAGTGTCTTTAAAATTCCAAATAGGCACATTCTACTATTATTGGCTAAATTTAACAGCGGTTGCACATCGCTATGGTATGGATATATTTAATCACTATATAGTGTTACCTATAACTTGGTTAGATGAAGTTTATGATACTAATGAGATAGAGGTAGTAGATGAAGATACAGGAGAAGTAACAAAAACAACAGTTGCTATTCTTAACAAAGACCATTATCGAGTTCACCAAAATAAGGTGAAGAGATAATTTATGGATATAGCGAGAAATATAAGCTCGACAATTATCCAATGAATGTATTAGATAATGAGAGTTTTGCTGAGTCGATTGCTGTTGGTGGAGAATTTTATGTTGAACCAATTGAAATTGAGGACTAATGGACAATAACACTTTAATCGACAAAAAGACAACTAGGTTGTCACAGAACCAAACATTTACGTTGTTTTTAATGGCTATGTTATTTTTTGTTGGCTATTCTTCATACAATGGTTATGTTGAGGGGAAGGTCACTAAAAATCACCAAATAATATCTATCAAGAAATCTGACCAAATTATTAGTTTATTAAAAATCATGGTAGAAGGAAGAGTTGATGTATTAAGTGAAGATGCTGCTTTGGAAAAATATCATGATAAATTTAATTGTAGCGCTTATGCCATATTAGACATGGCAATGCATACATTAACAATAAATAATGTTCATGATAGTATTCGTCAGATACAAATAAGAACCTATTACGATGTTGCTATCACTAATATGTATATGGACGACACTAGAATATTATCGAAGTTTAGGTGTGGTGATAAAAGGCTTGATGGAGTAATGGCGTACATTCACCCAAATGAAATATTAGATCCCGTTTTAAAAATTATGTTTAGTGATAGAAAAACCTTGCAGAAGCGTAAAGATATAAGACAATTTCTTTATGGAAGTTTTGAAAGGTATTATCAAAAAGGTACAACTTATATTAAAGAATAATATTATGAGTTTAAGAAAAGAACAATCGGAGTTTGCTAAAGATATAGTTCAACTATTAATCTTTATCCATCAACAAGGCTTTGAGATAAGCTTTGGTGAAACTTTTAGGACTAAGTATCAACAAGCGGAATACATTCGTACAGGGCGCTCAAAAACGATGCGCTCTAAACACTTAAAGAAGTTAGCAATGGATTTGAATTTCTTTAAAGATGGTAAGATTGTTTACTCAAAGGAAAGGCTTCAAGTGATCGGTGACTATTGGGAGAGTTTAGATACTTTAAATAAATGGGGAGGTAATTGGAAGTTTAAAGATGTACCTCATTTTCAAAGAACAGCATAGTTATGAAAAACGAAATAACATATAAATTCCATTTTACTATTAGTAAGATTATGGGAATATTTATAATTTTAGGAGGAATATCTTTAGGTTTTTATACTAAGGATAATTCAGTAGCGGTTACATTAACAACGGTAGGAGCCGGATTGTTAGCAACAAAGAATTTGTTTCAGAAAAAATAATATTTATAATGGCAAAAGATTGTATAGAATGGAGTGAGTATGCTAAGATAGAGATTATAATAAAAAAATATCTTGAAGAGCATAATATTGTCGGTGATGTTAAATTTATTGATTTAATAGATACTCCAGATGAATATGTTAATGAAAATTTATTTGTAAGAATAAATGATGATGGAGATGGTTTAATTTTTCATTCTATTCCTTCTGGTACATATAAAACTACTTTGCCAGGAGATCCTAGAGTACCGGAAGATATAGGAGGTATTGATAAAGACACTTTAGCTTCAGAATTAGATGGTAAAACTAATAGTGAAATGTGGGATGAAATATTATTTAAAACAATGTTTGCTACTAAAACGGATGATAAAGATGTAACTTTAAATAGTATAATGAGTGGATATGTTGAAGTAGGAACTAGTATTAGCGGAACATTAACTGCAACATATAATCATGGAGAAATTACAGATGGAGATGGAGTAACGACAAGTGAAATTGGAGATTCTAGTACTAAATTTGTATTTATAGATTATGATGACAATACTATAACTAAAAACGTTACTGATATAGACGTACAGAGCACCCCTATTACAACGAAAGTATTATCTGGAAGTCATAGATGTAAAGTAATATTAACTCATTTACCTGGCACTAAATCGTATTTAGATAGCAAAGGACATGTTTATACTGATACAAATTTAGATGATTTAATTGCAGAAACAGAAGAAATTGGTTATTCAAATTATTATTATGGAAGATATAAAATTCTTCAAGGATTTTTTAATAATGCTTCTGATCCTATTACAACAGGAACAGGAAGTGCTGAAAGATTAGATGTAAATTTATTTCATAATAAAGTTTGGGGATTAAATGGAAGTGTATTAAGTTCATTATCATTTCTTGATACACAATATAAATTCGTTGTAGCTTTTCCTAAATCATTTGGAGATGTAACTAAGATAGTTCTTACACAAGGAGGAACACCAATAGAGATACAGAACAATCCAAGTATGAGTAAGTTTGAGAAAGAATATGATATGCCAGATGGTAAAGTAACTTATAATGTATATTCTTATACAGTAGCAAATCCATTAGTAACAGGAACACCAATTAAAGTATTTTTATAATTATGGGACAAGACTTAAACTTAGCAGTACCTTTAGGAAAGGCTAATAAATTTACTCAATTTGCTAATGTAGTATTTGATTCTGTAGCTATATTACTTATTTATTTAAATGGTAATGGAACTACAATATCGCCTTCTGTTGTAAAAAAAGCTGGAGATTTTTATTTTGTAAAAGATGGAACTAAATTTATTTTATACACTCTTAATACAGATGAAATATCAGTTACTAGATTAGGAGAAAAAGGAGATGCTTTAAATTGGTTAGGAGAATTAAATACTGCTCCTAGTAGTCCTAATGAATTAGATGCTTATTTTAATACAGTAGATGGTCAATCTTATATTTATAATGGAACTTCATGGGATAAATTATCACAAAAAGGTATTCAAGGAGTGCCTGGATCTGGAGTAATAATTATAGATACACTTCTTATTGCTGATATATTAGCATTAACTCCAGCAGTAGGTTCAATGTATATAGCAGAGAATACTGATAGTGGAGCTTCTGTTCCCGGAGAAGCAGGAGATGGATATGTTTATAATGCTAGTAGTTGGACTAATGTAGGTCCGATACGTGGACCAAAAGGAGAGGATGGAGATGATGCTCCAATGGTAAAAATAGAATATGCTATAAATACAAATGGAGATAATTCTCAAACAACACCTGCTGCAACACATGAGTATATAAGTTTTAGTACTGATGACGGTGTAACATGGTCAGATTGGGCTAAATATATTGGAGATAAAGGTCAGCCTGGAGATCCTGGTATAGATGCTAAGAATGTTAAAATAAAATATTGTACAGATACTAGTGGTAACACTTGTCAAACTACTCCTAGTATAACATATAAATATATAAGTTTTAGTACCGATGATGGTTCTAATTGGAGTACTCCAACAAAATATTTAGGTGATGATGGAAATCCGGGTAGTCCTGGTTCTAATGCTCCTATGGTAAAAATAAAATACGCAGAAGATACTAATGGTACAAATGTTAGTTTTACTCCTAGTGCTTCTAGAAAGTATATTAATTTTAGTGTTGATAATGGAGTGATTTGGTCTGGGTGGTATAAATATTTAGGAGATAAAGGAGATCAAGGAATTCCTGGACCAACTGTAGTTTCTGTTAAAGGTACGAATGTTGCTAAAATAAATACTACTGTTGGTGATGAGTTTATTTTAGTAGAAACAGAAGATACTCCTACGGTTAATTCTATTCAACCTATAAGTTCTAAATGGGCTTATAGTTTTATATCAAAATTAATAAGTTCTTTTCAATCAATTCCTGATAATAATCATTTTGTTACAGAAAAATTAGTTAAAAACTCTCTTGATAATAAAGTTACTGCAAATAATAACATAACAGCTTTAACAACTTCTGCAATAAGAAAGATAAAGCATGATGTTAAAGGCCTTATTACCGCTAGTACTGCTGCTACAACTGATGATTTAGCAGAAGCTTCTTCTAATCCTGCTAATTTATATTTTACAATGGCAAGAGTAAGAACTACTACATTAAGTGGATTATCTATTCCAACTTCTTCTATTGTTGATATTACTGCTGCTAATACAGTTCTTGAAGCATTTGGTAAATTGCAAGCATTAATAAACGAAATAGATAGTGTAATATCTGATTTAACAACTGATGATATTCCTGAAAAAACAACAAGTCCTAGTAATCTTTATTTTACAACAGCAAGAGTTAAAGATGTCAAATTAGATGATATGGCTACTCCTGATGATAATACTGACTTAAATGCTAGTAATTCTCGTCATGGATTATTAAAAAAATTAATAGATGATGCAACTAAGTTTCTTAATTCAAAAGGAGAATGGGTTGTTCCTAATTATATTAATAATACTCATTTATTACATACTGGAGATGTTGAGGGTGCTTTTAATTCTACAGCATTAACCATAAAAAACAAAGTTGTTACTTATGCTAAAATTCAAGATGTACCCACATTAACTGTATTAGGAAGAGTAGCTTCAAGTAGTGGTTCTGTAAAAGCTTTAACTAAAACAGAATTATTAACTTTAATAGATTCATTTAACACAACTAAAAGAGGATTAGTTGGTCATCCTACAACAGCAGAAGTAACAGCTAATAAAATATTGCGTGCTGATAATACATGGGTGTCTCAAATAAATACGCAACTTAGTAACACACAGGTAATAGCAATGGAACTTGCTGGTTATAGTATAGCAACAGCTCCAGATACTATTGCAACTGATGATACTATTCTTCATGCTTTTGAAATACTTGAATACAGAGTAAGTATAAACGATAATAAAGTATCTGATCAAAATCATAATGTAGTTGGTAACTTAACTAATACTCCTACTGCTGCTAACGTAAAAATATTAACATCAAATGGTAATGATACTATAATACCTCCAGCAACAATATCAAAAGCAGGTGTTATGACAGCGGCTGATAGGATTAAGCTTAACGAATTAAAGATACAACATTACATCACAGCTTCAAATGATGCTCCATGTGGTACTCTAGGTCTGACTACTAATGTAATTAATGATGAATGTGCTTCATTTGAAACAATTCGTCTAAATGTCTCGGTTAATACACCTTCCTTAAACGAGTTATTTGTATTAGACTCTAATGCTATTACGGTAATTAAGGCTTGTACGTTAAAAATACAATATGATATAGATTGTAATGTAGATACTGACGTGGCTATTATTTATGTTTATAATAAGAGAACAGGTTATTCTGTACATAATACATTTTCCAGAGTTTATAATAAATCAGTACCACAATCTTATTCTAAAACTATAACGGGTATAGTTGCTAATGATGGTGATGTATTTGAATTACGAGTTAGAAATCTTAAATATGTTAATGGAATGCGATTAACGTATTTTCAAGTAAATTTAACATTAGAAACAATATAATATGATTAATAAGATACAAGTTTACGGAATAGTACTTATAATTTTTATAGTGATGCTTATTGCTATAATTTATGGAGGGAAAGTTATCATTAAATTAAATGATAAAATAGATAGTTTAGAAACAACAGTTATTCAAAGTGACTCGACAAACAAAGTTATCTTATTGAGTAATGAGATGTTTAATCGTGTTTTAGAGAATAAATTAGATTCAATAGAGAAACATACTAAAATTAAGCCAAAGTATATTACTAATGTAACGGAGATTCATAATCATTATCAAAGTAATGATACAACGATTTATGTAGCTCCTGAGCTATCATCTAATCTTTTTGATATAAGTTATGGTAATAAGTGTTGGGGATTCACAGGAAGCTTTAATACGGTAAATAAAAAAGTAAAAATAAGTGATAAATGGGCTGAGAATGATATTACAATTTATGGATACTTTCAGAGAGATAGATTATGGGGAGTTAAATGGTTTCCTAAATGGGGAACAAGAAGAGATTTTTTAGGTAGTTATTCTGATTGTGGAATTAAGACAGAAGTTACTGAATATAAATTAAAGAAGAAATAATGAGCGATAATATATTTGATAAAAGGAATGATTTAATTTATTTCGATAAAGATATTGATAAGCCAGCTTTAACTAAGCAGGCTTTGCCGTTTAAGCCAGTTAAAGATTTATATAGTAGAGATAGAAGCCAAGGTAAGAAGTTTATAAATAAGTGTGTAAAAATGGTTTATTATTTACACCATAAAGATTCTCCAATAGCTCATTTATCTACAGAGATGAAAAGAAATGAGATTGGTAATATGAGTGATGATCTAAATACTTTTGATTTTGGCAATGAATATTATAAAGCTTTTGAGAAGTTTTTCATAGAAACTCATCATTCAAGGATAGAGCAAAGATATTTAAGGTTTATTAGCGACTTAGATGACATTAGAGATAGTCTTATTGAAATGCCTACGAAAGTCCGACAAAGAGTCTCTAAACTAATTGGAGAAGGAGAAAACCAACATAAACTTGAAGGAGTAGTTGAATATGATAATCAGATTGACAAAGTTCGTTCTATTCGTTCTTTATTAGATTTGGATAAATTAGAAAGCGTATTGAAAGCTAAAGTAGAAGAAGAGTACAAAGCTAAGAAAAGTAACAATAGAAGATTATTCGACCAATAATATGAGATTTAAGAACACATATAAATTTAGCCCTATTTCGAATGGTGAAGAAGCGCCTTTTGAATTCGACCTATTTCATCATAGTAATAATGAGGTTCCAGAATCAGAAGTTAATTATAATAAATACATTGAAAAGCACAATGTAATGACTGATGATTTTTGGTGGATAGAACAAAGGCGAAGGTGTATTGATGGTGTTACTTATAGTAATGTATTAGAAAAAGGTGGTGATGCTATTGTAGATGGTATTGATGCTATCTGGAATGATGCTAAAGAACCAATGGAATATTTCAATAGGAATGTTGAAAGGCAAGTTATTATCCCTCCAACATCTGTTTATATTGTTGATGCTGATTTAATTTGTAAAGATTATAAGCTACATATCCCGGGAAGATTATATTTTTATCTTAATTTCTGGAAGATCATGAGAAAGGTCAAAGGTCAGAAGAGGAAAAAATATGGCAATCCTAAGTTTACGGATATGGATTTCTTTAAAGCATATAGAGTAGTAAATCAAATTAAGGAAGGTGTTGATAATTCAGAAGCTAAAGCAAGACAGAAAGGATTTAGTGAGTGGGTAGGTGGAGGAATTCTTGCTTATAATTATTTATTCGTACATGATAGTGAGAATATTATAATTGCAGGTACAGAAGGCGATGCAACAAACTTGTTTGCTAAAACAATGAATGGAATTGATAATCTTAAGAACACTCAATTTTATAGATTTTATAGTAAGAAAGTTCAGAGTAAAGATGATATGAAACTCATTGCTGAAAGAGGTGGTAGTATTCAATCTTTTTATACATCTACAGATCCTCAGAAACTTTCTCGTTTATCTCCTTATTGGGTAGTATATGAAGAGGTAGGAAAGTGGCAGAAAGGACTTGTTAAGCAAGTTGATACGTTTGTTACTCCTTCAATTATTGCAGAGAATGAGCGTACAGGATTTAGAACATATATCGGTACTGGTGGAGAAATGGATAAAGGAGCTGATGATTTACGTAAAATACATTATTCTACAAGCAATCAATATTTAAGGTTTGTAAATAAATTCGAGAGAGTTGATGCTACAAATACTAAATCAGGTTGGTTTACTTCTGACTGGTGGTTTAAAGTTATTGATGAAGATGGAAATAGTTTAAAGGCTGAATCTATAGTTGCCAACGCTAAAGAAATTTCTGACGAGAAAGATGCAGTAGAAAGATATATTCTTACTACTCAAAAAGCTTTATTTGCTGGAGATGCATTTATGATTTCAAATGCAGGTTTCTTTGGAGAGGTAACTATAAATAGATTAAATGCTAGACTGGCTAAGATAAGATTGAACAAGGAGCTACAAATAGAGCGACATGGTATATTAGAATGGATTGATAAAAGTAAACCTTATAATGGTGTTAGATTTATCGAAACTGATAAAGAAGAAGCTTTTGTTACAATAGTAGAAGAGCCAATGCTTGATAAAGATGGCAAAGCTTATTTTAATTTATACGAAGGTGGTATTGATAGTTATGACCAAGATGAATCAAACACTTCAACTTCATTAGGAGCTGCGGTTATTAGAAAGAAATTATTAGATTTGAATACAACATATAATACTGATTGTGCAATGTTATTAGAACGCCCAGATACAGCTCATGGAGGAAGGGTGAAGTTTTATGAACATTGTGCTATGTTGGGTATTTATTACGGTAAATTAGAGTTTACTATTGAGCATACAAGAAAGCTTGTAATAGATTGGATGTTATGGAATGGATTTGAGAGCTTAATTGCTGAAAGACCAAGTTTTGCTTTTGCTGATAAGATAGATAAAAGTAAGGCTGCGAATAGATATGGAGTTGATGGTAGTATGAAGCCGCAAGTAATGGCATTGATGTCAGAAACTTTAACAGAAGAGTTTATTGATAATATGTTCCTTACAGAACAGATTGAAGCTTTAGCTAAGTATCAGTATTCAAGAAGTTATAACTGTGATGTTACTGTTGCTACAGCTCATGCTAATATTGGAGCCAAGGAGCATAGTAATAGGATAATAATGACAGAGGATAGGAGAAATAACGAAAGAGCTTTTAAACCAAGAGTGTTCAAGAGAGTTAGTAATAATATAATAGCTATATAAAATGAAAAAGAAAAATACGAAAATTAGCGTTGATGTAATAGAAAAGACCGCTTTAAATATTATATCTACTAATCCAGAGAAGAATAATAATCCTGATGATAAATTATGGGAAAGATATAATTCTACCTATAGAGAGCGTTTTGATTATTTGACAAAAATCGGAGAGTTTGACTTACCAATGCAAGAGAGAAATATTCCTTTACAAAGAAGACTTATTGATTTACTTGTGGCGAAAAAATCTGTTCGACCATTCCAATACACTATTTATTTAGATAGTGAGGACACTCGTATTAAGAAATTTCAAGATAAAATCCGTTCTTTTGTTCAATATGGTATAGAAAAATCAGAAGAGGTAGCTATGACTTTAACTTCTCAGATAGGAAATATTGAAGGTAACATCCAACAGATTCGTGGGATAATGCAGCAGTCAACAGAACAAGGTAAACCACCTTCTCCGGAAGAACAAGCTCAATACATGAAGGTTGTTCAAGAAATGGAAATAGCTAAACAAGATTTACAGCGCCAAACTGTAATGAATGAAGATTATATTAAAGAGTTTAATTCTAAGCAGAAGAACTCTCCTAATGAAATAATTGAGCGTATAGCTACTAAGTATATGAAACATTTAGAACGTGTAGTTAATTTCAACTATATGTCTACAATGCAATTTAAGAATAGATGTGTTACAGGAAAGCATCATTATATGGTTGCTAAATTCAATGATAATAAACCAGTAATAAGAGGACTTGATTCTGGTAACATTGTTTATCAAACAGGAGGTAATGAAACTACTATTCAGAAAAAGGATTGGGCTTACTATAGCGAGAAGATGTCATTTGTACAAATACTTGAATTATTTGGCGAAGAATTAATTTCTAAGCATGGCGAAGGAGTATTGAGAGAACTTAGAGATACTTATTCACCAATGACTAATAATTCTGATATGTGGGCTATGCCTGATGGTGGTGTTATTTTTGGTGACGAATTAGAAGGTAGTAGTAATTCTAATTTCAGTAATTCTAAAGAAATTAAAATAAAGTGGGTATGGTTTAGAGCAGGAGAACCAGTATATCGTAAAACAAGTCTTGATAAGTATGGTAACGAGCATAAGCATGTCTTACCTTCAAAAACATTAATCAATAAAGACGAGTATAATTATAATCATGGATTTTATGTTCACAAAACTGATAAGAAATTAAAGTACAATAAGAAAGATGTATCTGTTTATTCTAAGAAAAAGGGAGATAAAATTGAAACTCGTAGCTATAAGAAATTATATCATGCCGTAGTAATAGCTGATGAATATGTTATTGCTGCTGATGAATGGAAGAATGTTATTAGAGATACTGATTCTTACAGTAGATTTAATATTCCAATTTTTGGAGAGTCTTTTGATGGCTTAATTAGAAAGCCTTATTCGTTAATTGCTGCTACAAATGATATACAAGATTTAATAGATATCATATGGACTTCAAGAGAATATATGATAGCTGCTGCAGGAACTAAAGGTAATGTACTTGATGTTTCTCAAAAGCCTGATCATATGACTACAGATGAGTGGGAATATCATATTAAACTAGGTCGTATCTATATTCAAACTATAGATGCTAATGGTTCGGCTAAAAGAATATCTTATAATCAATGGACTAGTTTTGATAATACTGTAAGTCAAGGTATTCAATATTTTGATGGGATGATAGAGAATCTTACAAGAATGATGGGAAGTATCATTGGTATTCCTTATCAAGCTATGGGAGAAACTACCAGAACCGACCAAGTAGGTGTTAATAAAATGGCTATTAAAGAGTCTGGAATGGTAACCGAGCTTATGTTTTATGAACACTTCATGGTTGACAAAGAAGCTTTAGAAGAGTATATTTCATTAAGTATAGCTGATGCAGATGGAAAGGATATAATATTTTCTGATCCAAACTTGAAAGGAACTACTGAATATTTATTGAGCACTAAAAAGCTTATTGGAGATAATATAAGAATGTATCTATACTCTATGTTTGAGGACAAAGAGAAGATGATGCACTTACAACAATTAGCTTCTGGAATGATTGATAAATTAGGATTGTCTTTTGGTAGTTTAATTAAGATATTCAATTCAGAGACTCTAAAGGAAATGGAAGGTAAAGTGATATACTTAGAGGAGCAATCAAAGAAAGCCGCTTCTGAGTCACGTCAGGCAGCAATGCAACAAGAAATAGCTGCCAAAAAGGATATGGAGAAATACACTAATGATTTAGCTGTGTATTTAGAAAAGATGAAAGCCCAATTCCAACAAGGAGATTTAATGATTAGGCAAGCTACTTTAGAATTTGATAGAGAAAAATTTGCTGTAGAGCAGAAAGCTACTATGATGGATTTACAAATCAAGTCTGACAAAAATCAGATTGATATGATGAAAGTCAAAGAAGACACCGCTGTTGAAAAAGCTATGTTGATTTCTGATGATAAGCATAGAACATTTGATGATCAATTAAGAGCATTAGAACTTCAAGTTAATTTTATGCTTGAAAAAGCTGGACTTGCATTAGAGGGTAAAAAGGTAAGTAATGACTTAAAAAAGATAAGTGTTTCTGGAGCTAATAGAATGAAAACATCATCTAATGAAAGAATTAATGATAAATAGTAATATTTTATATATATTTGTAATCTAATTTTTAACCAAACTAAGTATAAGATGGAAATAGAAAGAAAAGATGGGAGCCAAGTAGAGGTAACCCAAGAGATGTTAGCTGCTCAATTCAATAAAGGATATGAGGACAAGGTTAGCGACAAGGCTGCTACTGTTGAGAAGATAGGAGATTTAGGAATAGATTTCGGAAAAAATGAAGGCGATAATGAGGGTGGTGCTGGAGGAGATGAAGGCAATGGAGAGTTAGTTAATTTGTCAACTGATGAAATTGATGCTTATAAAGATTTTTTAGGTGGAGATATACCTGATACGGTTTATAAGGATGAAAGTGGTAAAGCTTTCTCTAAAAAAGAAGTTATATATAACCTTAATAAGATAGTTGCTGATAAGTCAGTTTCTAATTATCAAGCTGATCCTTTCATAGCAAGTTATGTAAAAGCAAAAGCAACTGATGGTTTTAATCATGATGATTATGTAAAATCATTAAATGCTAATCAGAAGTATTATGATATGAAAGATGATGATCTACTTAGATTAATACAGAAGAATCAAGGTAAAGATGATAAGGTTATCGATGATTGGTTAAATAGTACAAATGTAATTACAAAAGAGCAAATGGCTAAAAATGCTAGAGCTCAGATTAAAGAAAATGAACAAGCGCAAAGAAATGAGACTTTTAAACAAAACGCTGATAGCAGAAAGCAAAAAATTAGTGTTTTAAATGAAAGGTCGAAATCAACTATAGATAAATATGCTCAGGAAGCGTTTATTAATGAATTTCCAATTAGACTAGATGATAGTACTAAGGATAGAGTCATTAATACGATGAAATCATTAATGCAACATGAGATAGTAGAGAGAGATGGAAACTATGAAGAGAGACTTGGACTTGATGAATTTCTTCGTAATGACGACTTATTGCTTAAAGCGTTACCGTACATTGCGATGATTAAAGAAGGTATTGACAAGGATCAAATTAATGGATACATCAATAAGGTAAAGAATAAAGAATTTGAGAAGATAGAAGGTGGAGATAATGGTTTAGGTTCTGGAGGCAACTCTAAGGGCATAGATTTTAAAGCTCTATACAAATAACTTTATTATAATTTTATTATGAAATTTATAAAAGGCGGGATACAAGAAGTAGCCCAAGAGAGTATAACCTCTCAACTATTGATTGAAGCAGGTGTTAACAATCCTGATTTTGTACCAACAATGATGCGTTTATATAAGGACAACTTTATGTTGAACCACATTTTGGATGTTAAGAAAATGAAAACTGATGGTTTATCGATGAATACTAATGATGGTAATTATCGTACAGTAAGTTCAAACCATATTAAATATCGTATTGCTGAAACTGATTTTAGAGTAGAGAAATTCCGTTCTAATGATGCTGGCGTTACGTTTATTGACGAATTAGGTAGCACAGATAAGCCTGGTCAATTCCAGTCTATAGTAACAGTATATTCAAACACAAATTGGATGGGTTACAAAGAGATTGCTGAATTAGGTGATAATGAAACTCAAATTTGGGCTATTAGTGATCCAATAGAGCATGCTGATGGAATCTTCGAAACAAAGATTAAATTAGTTACCAATAATCATAATGATTATATCCTTCCTGAATTATTGGAAGATGGCGCAGAATTTTATGTTGCAACTAATGCACACGAGCAAGATTTCTCTGAGAGAGGTGTTGAGAAGTATAGCTTCAAATCATGGGGTGATACTTATTTGTCATTAATGCGATTCAAGTATTCTTGGTCAGGAACTGCTGCAGCTATGATGAAGAATAAAGCTTCTGTAAAAGGTCGTTTTGTTGAGCATAATGGTCAAACGTTATTCTTACGTAAAGCTGAAATGGAAATGTTTCAAAGAGCATCTAAGCAAATTAACTTTGCTCACATGTTCGGTAAAGGAACTGTATCTGTTGATGGAAAGATTATTACTAAAGACCTTGGTGGTCGTGAAGTGATGATGGGTGATGGTATTTATAATTCTAATGGTGGACCAATAAGAATTCCTTATAATGGTTGGACTAAAGAATTTATTGAGTACTTCATTTCTGAGATTGATAACTATGTAAATGGTGATATTGATTCTCATAGAGAAGTTTATCTTGCAATGGCTCCAATGGCATATATGTCATTTCAGCATTTAATGAGTGAGTTTGGAAAAACTGCTAATAACAATGTTGTTGGTGATGGTAGTTCAAAAGGTATTAACGATACTTATGCTTATTATGAGATAGGTGGTATTCGTTTAATTGCTCATAAAGAGCCTTCAATGACTCGTAGAGCACGTACAGTATCTCCTGATGGTACATTCATTAACGATTGGGATTGTGTTGTTCTTCCTTTAGGATTGACTGATGCAGGAACGAATGGTGTTGAATTAGTTCAGTTACGACCTATGACTGGTGGTACAGTAGCAGGTGTTGATGAAGGTGGAAATATCGCTTCTTCTGTAGATGGTAGCTCTAAGCACATCTTATTCCAGAATGGAGTAATCAATCAAAATAAGGTATTCATTATCAGAAAACCTAGATTAGTAAAGTAATAGAAATTTAAAAGTATAAAGACATGAAAGTTAAATTAAGAGGTGTAACGAAAGTTGCCAAAGAACATGGATTGAGAGTAATTCCTGTAAAAGTAAATGATAACACCTATGCTACGGGTCAAGGTATATTACCTAATGATCCTGACACCGTGGATAACCTAACATTGAAAGAGATGCTTGGAGAGAAACAACTAACAGCAGATAAAATGAAAAGGTTTCCTTTCATTATAAATCCTTATGCTAGAAAAACTTTTCAAGATGGCCATTTGTTTGATTTAGATAACCCAGAAGAGAATGCTTTATTGAATCTAATATTAATTAGTGCTGATAGAGTTGCCCCAAGTAAAGGTGAGTTCAATAGAATGAAGCACGATTTTTATATTGAGAACAGAACTAAGGAAAGCGAAAAGAAAACAAAGTCATTCAGAAAAACTATCAAGGCTGGTATAGCTGTAGAGAAGTTGTCTCCAAATGAAATGTTGGAATTAGCTGATTACTTATTTGTAAATCATAATGAAGCAAATTGTTCTCGTGATAGAGAAGTTTCTGTTATTACTAATACCATTTATGAATACTCTGCTACTAAGCCGGATTTCATACTTGATGCATTGAAGAAAGACAATAAGACAAACTTATATGTATCTTCATTAGTGATTGCAGGTATTCTTACTAAAAAAGGTGCTGACTTCTATGAGGGCAAAACATTTATTGCAACAACTTTTGAAAAGGTAGTTTCTATCTATAATACTGATTTAACTAAAGCTGCTCGTTGGGATGGCAAATTACGTGAGAAGTCTAAAAACGCTCATATAACATTTGACGAACCAATACTTGATATTACTGGTATCAAAAATGAATTCTTAATGGCTATCTTTGATGAAGATGTAGCTAAGATAGATGAGTTGACTATTACCATAAAAAAGAGTGCTAGCAACGAGCTTATGGCTTTACTTGTAAAGTTTAATGATAAGGTTAAAGTAATTAAGAATCCTCCTAAATCGGAAGAGCCTAAAAAACTTACTTTATTAGAGAGCGCAGATCAAGAGCCATTCATGGTATTCAAAAGCAAGTTTCAGAAGTTCTATCAAGATTATGATGGAGAATTGAAGAAGCAGCCAATGAAGGACTTTTTACAATCTTTAAAATCTGAATAATGATACTAGAGACAACATATCAAATGTATTTATCCTTTCTTGATGGTATCAAGAAGTATGGAACAGGAGTAGTAGATCCTAAAGCCTTTAACCGAATCATTAATGATTGGGGCCAAGACGAGTGGATAAAGAACAATATTGCAAAAGGTATTGAACTTACACAAGATTTACAAGATAGGTTGTCAGTACTAAAGGTTATCACAGATGATGTATATTCTTATAGTAAGAGAATTGATGGAGCAAGTAAAGTTGTTATCGGTTCAATTCCCCCAAATAAGGATATACAAGCATTTGTTTCTCCAACTGGAGTTACAGGTAACCCACTTCCTGCTGTTGATTATTACTTTCCTTATTCTTTAAAAGGAAGTATGGAAATAGGTGCAAATTACTATCCGGAGTATATGACGTTATTAAGTGTTCAATTTAAAATTGAATATGTAGATAATGAGTGCGAAAAAGGTATTAGTGACTGGTTAGATGCTAATATATTAAGAACAGATAATAAATCTGTAATTAAGAAAAACCCATTCAGAAAGCCTAAAGATAATCGTTTGTATTACGAGATAGTTAATGATTCATTTATATTAACAACTGGAACCGCTTCTAAAGGTCATAAGATGAAATTAGACTATTTACGTTATCCAAGAAGAATATTCTTCAGTACAGATAATGGTGGTGATTTATACATGGAACAAGATGGGATACCTAATTACAGTTTAAGTAATAATACTCCTATTGGAAGTGTAAACTGTGAATTACCAAATAGTTTAAGACAAGAGATAGTGAGTACTGCTGTTCGCGTATTCATTGAAAGAATTCAAGATCCTAGATATAAGTCATTTCTAAACGAATTAAATATTAGAATATAATGGAAAATTTAAAATATCCAAAAAAATCCTACTTCATTGAAGATTTAGGTACTGATAATTTCGAAAAAATAGGTACTAACCTAGTTTTCAAAAAAGAAGGTGTTATAATTGACAGTACAACTGCTGCTAATAACATTAAGCATTTTACTAAAGATGGAGCTTCTGGAGCGCGTTTTTTAGAGTTCAAATCTGATGCTACTTGCTACACTGAGTGTAAGTATGGTTTCGGTTTTGCTATCAAGCGTGAGTATGAGAACCCGGGTAAGCTTAATGAGTATCCTCGCAATCACATGCGTAGTCGTCCTTATTATGGAACAATTGCTCCTGTAACTATTACTAATGGTGTAATTGAGGATTCTAACATCAGAAAGATGGAGAAAGCTACTTTAGCTGACATTAAAGCTGATCATTATTCGAATAAAGAAGGAGATTTCTTTAAAGCATTTAAGTTTGCTGTAGCCAGCATTAAGACTGCTACTGCTACTATTACACTTGATGGCGTTGCTCATACAGGAGTAGTATTAGATGAAACTCATGTTAATCAAATTGATGGTTTGGTAGCTATTGAGCGACATGATGGTTCTGTTCTTATTATGGCTACTGAGGATGGTTCTTACTTTGAATTTAGTAGTGTTGCTGATGGTACTATTGATAGAGAAGGAATTATGGTTGTAGGTACTGATCCTTCAATTAATATCTTTATTCACCATGCAGATACTATGAAGGTATCATTTGCTGAATTATTTGTATTAACTCTACCTGCAGTTACATCTAAGAGCTATAATTTACGTTTCTTAGGAGATGAAAATTTAAATGTACTTAAGACATTTGCTTCTGCTTCTTCATTTTCTTTATCTGATGTAGATTATTCTAATAAAGGTGATTTACTTTATATTACATCAGGAGTTAAAACTCTTAATGAAATTGTAGTATTACCAGGAGTAGCTGCTACAGCTTTATATCCAGGCGCTATGTTATTAGCATCTGGTAATGGTTCATGGCCAACAATGCAGAAGGATAAACTTCGCAGACGTTTCATTGGTTATTACAAAGGTCGTTTTGGTGAAGAGCAATTTCTTCCTTCGGCTAAACGTCATGTTGAAATGACTTTTACTAAGATCATTGAGAAGCCTTCTTTATCTAGTGGTGCATCTGAATATGCGAAACAAGGTGTTCGTATTAGTATTGTTCTTCCTTATGATGTTTATAATACATCAGATGAATTGATAGCATTGTAATAATAAATTATAGTTCGGCATTCTTAATTGAGTGTCGAGCTTTTTAACTTCCAACCTATGGCGACTACAGTAGAGATTATATATAAGATTAAGGAAAGGGATTCTTCTTTCAATGTTACTGATGATTATAAGATTAGTGATGAGTTAATATTATCAATGATGAATGATAATAGAGCTTCATTAATTCGTGAAGAATACAATAAGAATAGAATTTTAGATCCTATGTTCTTTCAATTTAATTGCTGCTATAAGATAGAGTGTGTAGAGGGAGGTTGTACTATTGATGGAGAATATATTCCTGATGGAGAAAATGTATATCAAGTGAATTTAAAGCCCCATGTAACAGGAATCGGTGGCAATGGGATATCTTACATAGGAAACAAAACTGGTACTATTAGGTTTGACTTATTATCGTTTGACGACTATTCTACAATGGAAGGTAGAGTTTGGACTAAGGAAGCTTTATCGAGTACATTATTAGGAGATAAGTTACTATTAAAGAATTTACCTACAAAGGGGTTTTCTTTTATTTGTTTAAGAGAGATTTTATTGGATCCAACTACAGCTTGTACGTGGGATGATAATATTACAGAATATCCCGTACCAAGTGTAAAGAAGTTAATCAACATGGTTGTATATGAGATAATGACAGGAAGTAGATTACCTTCTGACAAAATCAATAATGCTACTGATGATACTACAGCACCAAAAATACAAGACCAAGCTATAGCCCAACAACAGAGGTTACAAACAAGTGGAGAGCAAAATAGAAGACGCTAATGGAAGATAAATGTAAAATTACAATAATATACCCATTGACAGTAACGAGGGCAGATGGCTTAGAAATAAAGCTACTTGCTAATTCTCAATATTGTTTTGAGGAAGAGGGCTATTTTGATGCTCCTTTTAAAGAAATAACTGACCATAAAAATAAAGCGTATGGTTATAAAGTTATTAGTGGGGCTTCTTATTTCATAGTATTTGATAGAGCTGCTGTTCAAGAGAATTTTGATAGAGAAGGGCTTGATGAATTATCATTAGCAGAGAGAGCTAGAGAGGACCAAATGAACAAGGTTGCAGATCACAAGAAAGAGACATTAAAGATATTAGGACATGACATCAAAGCATTCGAGAGAGTTGATTATAATGGAAGATGGCTTCAGAAAACACTTGAAAAAAGATATAAGCCCGGCAATGCTGGGAAAGTGGATTGATGAACATGATAAGCAAATAACATATAGTTATAAGGCTTTTAGGAATAGTGAAGATTTCGAGGGAACATTAGATTCCATAGTATTAGAAGTAAAAGATATTCGGAAAGAAACCGAATTAAACACTAATTATTCTAAACTTACTGGAGGTGATAGTAAATTAAATAGGAGATTTGTAAGAAGCTATGTATTGCGGTTTTTACAGGTCTTTTTGTATGAATTAGCCAAGGGTAATACTGTAATAATAGGAAATAAAGAGATAGGGTTTTCTTTCAATAGTCAAATTAAGAAGAGACTAATGAAAGGTAAAATTATCGAATACAGTACTCTTAGAGTTTATGTTCACATATCAAAGAAGTTATTTAGCAAGACAATGGTATTTTACTATTCTCATGTTGATAAGAGATTCCAGAAAGCATTTAAAGAAGTAAGAAAGAATATTAAGTATATACGTTACCCATCAAATTTTTTAGAAGAATGAGCTTAAAATATTATACAAGTCCGATAGAAGTTTATAATAAACTTACAAAAGCATGGAAGAGAACACCTGTAAACAAAGGAGAAGTTTTCGAGAATTGCATTGATGCAGAAATAAATTACATTAAAGATGGTGATTTGTTTTCTAAATTCACAGAGTTTCCAATAGAGATTGATAAGACAGTCGGCCTTGGTTCTATGCCATGTAATGTTATTAGAATAATAGAGGTTTATGACGAGTCTGGAAATGACGTTGATTATGTTGTAACGGGGTCTAATCATATTAAAGTTGTTGGATATGATAAAGTATATATGCACTTCTTAGGAGCTATTGTAGATGAAGATGGAATACCAGTTATACATCAAGGTCATGTAAACGCTTTAGTGACTTTTAATTTAATGAAGTTTGTAGAACAAGAAGTGTTATTACAGCGTATGCCACTTGGTTTTTTACAAAAGTACGAGCAGCAATTTTCAAATCAAGTTGTAGCATTAAAGCAATCTGCTCAATATAAAGACAAATCGCATTATGATAAAGTTAATATTATAAGATTTAATATGCTTAAGAAAGTTGGTCATAAAAGATTAATTAAAACAATGTTCGAATAATGAAAGCAATAAATAGATTTTTAGCAGGCATAAAGGAGTTTAAAAGCCCCGACCTATACAAAGGCAACGAATGGTGTTTTCCTTCTTCTGGTGTAAGAATAATGGACTATAAAAACAAAGGATTGTCTGTTGTGTTTCATAAAGGTAATACTGGAGAAATTACAGCAGAGTTATCAAATGGAGAAGCTTTTAAATTACCTTATGGATTTACTCCAATAGGTAATGTTACATACAATGGAGTAATTTATATATCAAGTGTTGCTGATAATGGATTATGTTCAATAGGTTCATATCCTTCTCCAAATTGGGATTCTCCTATAACTGGTTTTGAAAGGAATTATAAAGTTCTAAAGAATTTTACTACCAATGGTGCAACAAGGATTGATTTAACTACAAAGAAATTTAATTTTTCTGATATAAATCAAGTTGATATGATTGCTAAGAAAAAATTTGATGGTACTGTAGATTTATATTTAGCTGATTTTCATAATCCTAATAGGGTTATTAATACAGGCTTCACACAAATAGGATATATTCTTAATACATTGATACACGAAAATGAATTCAATGGCTCTAATAGTCTTATACCAACTACTCTTAAATATATAAATCCAGAGTTAGGTAGTGTAATTAATGGTGGTACTTTGGAATTTGGAATGTATCATATTTATTTCAGATATAAAACTGGTTCTAAAACAACAACTAAATTTGTCGGTAAAGTATTTCCTATTCAAATAGGTAAAGGTGATACTAGCAAAACAGTAATGGGTAGCTATGAATTAACTTATGATGATGTTATTGCCTTGTCAAATAAGATGATTAAGATTGATATTTCTGGAATTGATTTTGATAGTGGATTTGAATCAATAGAAATAGCAGTTGTAAGATATTCTTCTGATACAGGTAACGCCTTAATTAGAGATACGTATTTGATAGATAAAGAGTATTTGATATCTACATTAGGTAATGAGATTATAATTGATGGTAGAGAGCCTAGGATGACTTTTGCTTTTGAAGAAGTAATTATGTCAAGTAATACTTTTTCTACATGTAAAGATCAGACCATTGTTGATTCACGATATTATGGAAGTAGATGGAAAGGTATTGAATATGATAGAAGAATAATATCTGAATTTTGTTCTAAAATACAAGTAGGATATACATTATCAAATGAAATCCCAGACACTCCTAAATATGAAAGTTCTAATGAAGATATATATCAGCATCAAAACGAAATGATAACATATAGTAATACAGGTTTCTTTAGAGGTGAAACATATCCATTTACGGCAAAGTTATTATTAACAAATGGTTCATTTACAGAACCGTTTCCACTTGAAGGTTGTTATGAATACATACCCGGAACAAGAAGTGCTATAAATCAAAAAGGTGTTTATACATTTCCTTCTCATGGAGAAAATGCTGTTCATAATCAAGTAAATAATAGACACAAATCATTAGGAGTTAAATTTACAATGAACGATGCTATTACTTTTATGAATAGTAATCTTGGATATTTCAATAATATCAAAGGCATTGTATTTATGCGCGGAGATAGAATAGAAAATTTGTTGTATCAAGGAATAGGTTCTGATGTAATTAAAGGAGTTGTTTCTAAAGTAGGTAAGTATGGAGATAATAATAATGGCTCTAGTGAAGTTGATTTTGAGTTCGAAGAAAACAAAAAAATACCTTGGCCATTTAATAAATTAGGTTTTTATACTGGTGGTGGAAGAATAGATAGCTCTGATGTAGGAAGGAAGTATGAGGAATATAATGTTATTGGTGAAATATTAAGTGATGGAGTGATTATTGCGCCAAAACATAAAGCTGTTTTTTCTCCTGATTATTTATTTGAAGCAAATAGCAAACTTTCAATAGGAGAAGATGTTGTTACTAAAAGAATAATAAAATATACACAATGGAATAATCAAGGAAAATATAATTGGGATTCTTCAAATAATGAAGAGAGAATAAACGATAGGCTATTTACTGAGTATGGTCATTCACTGAACAGTAATGAAGTGTCTATTCATTTTGACCCTTCAAATTCATTATCAGGTAAAGGTTATTTAATAGATGATGCTGTACATAATGGATTAGAAAATATGTGTTCTATAGTTGACCAATTTAATTCAGCTCAACAATTATTTGAATATAATCTATATTTATTTAATAGTGGAAATCCTTATCAAGATACTAGTTCTGCAGTTTGTAGTAAAGATAATCCTGAAAATTGTACAAGTAGAGTCGCTGGTAATGCTTCTATGAGATTGGCTAGATTTATAGCTATTAGTTTTAATAATGATATTACAGAAAGTTTCAATGATCATATAATTAATGTTTATAAGAATGAGCCTTCAATAGCATTATATAATTCAATAATCGATACATTCAATCCTGGTAGTACTTTGTATTATGATATTAGTGATATAAAAGAATTAACTAATTCGATATTCACTACATTCAAAGGAGATTGTTTCTTGCAACGAATAGCATTTAGATTATATAATACATATAATTTGAAAGATGGATGGGAAGAAGAGGACGTTTGGTCAACTGTAAGAAATCATTTTTATCCAAACGGTTCAACGAAAAAGGGGCTAAAGAATGCAGGTTCTATAATGTCAGCAATCGTAGAGAGTCGTATTAATGGAGCTATGCGTAATGTGGTTGAAGGAAAAACATCAACAGGTACTCTTGTTAATTATAGGTTTTATCCTGATGTATTAGCGGGATATGACGTTAAACATTGGATAGGTTCTTTTGACCTTGATGAAAATAAATATGAAGGCTGTTATGTAAATAGTGGATATAATAAAGTATCATCAGATAGTAAGGCTGTAGGTTTTAGTGTTGGAGCAAAATATGGTTCTAATGAAAGACCAACAAGGATTTACTTTTCGCCAAAAGCTAAGGCCGGAGAGATTGCTGATAAATTCAGAATGATTAGTCCAATAGCATTTCAAGACTATCCTTTAGAGAATGGAGCGATTACAGCGATTGCAAATGTAAATGATACTCTTATATCAATACAAGAGAATGCTATCAATCAGCATCAGCTAGGGCAGCAGAAACTAACTAATACGGCTTCTGATATAGTTCTTAATAATACAGGAATGTACCTTAGTGATAAAGTTAGGCAACTTGCTCAATATGGTTCTCAACATCAATGGAGTGTTTTGAGTATAGGAAATAATATATTTGGAGTAGATTTATACAAGAGAGTTATATGGGTAGTAGGTACAGGTCAAACTGATTCTGGTCAAACTTCATATAATAGCACTAATCTTTCTGAAAAGAAGCAAGTATTCGGTTGGTTGAAGAAATTAGTTGATGATAATTCTTACGATACAGATGTATTAGATTTCGTTAAAGACAATCCTATAAACGGAGAAGGAGTTAATGTTGGTTTTGATAGACGATATAAAGAGGTTGTATTTGGATTTCATTTTAAACAAGTCGTAGAGAATGCCTTTCCATTAAGTTCTGTAACAACATGGATTAGTGATGCTATTGCTTTTTTTGGAGAGTTAAGAATACTTACAGATGGTGACAGTGAAATAACTTACTTATATTATTGGAACGATAATTATGTTGCTGCTACGAGTTCTGATATACCAGATCCAACAGGAGCTAGTCATAATAGTTGGATTAGATGTGGAGATATAAATGGTAACCTTACAATCTATAGTGAAGAGAATATGCGCTATGCTAAAAGTGGAGATATTGTTAATATATACAATGGAAATAGTGGTCATGCTTATATCGTAACTTCTGATTATCCACAATCAAGAAGTGATTTATATATTTATAAAAGTATTTGTTTTGAATGTGACCCTATTGTTACAAATAGAATTTCTATTACAAGAACGGTTACATTTGTTAGAGAGAGTTTAGTCTACGATGCTTTAAACATGGTATTCACTGGTACGGGTTTACATAATTCGGGTATGTATTTTGAACTTGGAGAAAATATGTTTAGTGCTAATGAATATAATATTGATAATGATAAAAGAAATTCTGTATTTTTACACAACAATAAATCATCAAAAGTAGGTGAGTATTATGGAGAGATGCGAGAGAGTAAATTAAGTTTCATTGTATCTGGTGACGAAAAAGTTCGTGAAATGATAAAGATGTTTTTGAATTACAGTATAGATACGGACAATATACCATTTAAGAGTATAGAGTTTTTTACTGATTATCAATCATCAAAACTTGATCCATTTATTCCTATAGATCCTAATTTATTTTATTTGAAGCCAGAGTATTTAGAAAATATGTGGAGAGGCCCAATATCTGGTAATCAAGATTCAAATCCTCTTTATCAAATGTTATCAGAAATGAGAGGTGAGTATTTGAAAGTAACATTAACTTACAACCAAGAGCAAGAGAAGAGTATTAGAAAGTTTATAACGGATCATATAATTTCATATATATAATGCAAACATACAAACGAAATAAAAAGAAAACTCTATATAGTGGTAACTCACAAGGGTTACAGCAAGGTATAGATATGGGTGTTAATGTTGGTTTAGTTGGATTAGCTATGACTGGTGTTGGAGCTCCTGTTGCTGCAGGAATAGGCGCACTATATCATGCGGGTAAAATGGGTAGTAAATTCATAACAGATGTAGGAACAGATGAGTATGGTAGAACTAATGTGGCAGCTAATGCTGCTGCTAAAATATTAGACCCACTTTCAGGTGTTACAGATATGGCAAGAGGATTTGCAGAAGGAGATATTGTACAAGCTCTTGATCCATTTGGTATAAAAGCTCAACTTGATTTAAATAAAGAGATTACTGAGAACATGAATAAAGAACCAGAAGAAATAATTCATACTGATTCTAATAATTCATTAGGAGGTAGACAGAGAGGTGTTGTTAGTGAAAACGTAAAAGAAGTAATAGAAACTGATTTATCTGTAGAAAAAAGCACTGACAACACTTCTTACGCAGCAGAAGGTGCACAAGTTGTTAATAGCGTTATGTCAATGGATAAAGCTATGAACGCTGATAAAACGGCTTTAACAAAAGAAATGGCAAATACTGGTATAGAGATGATGGATCCAATTGCAGATGTTCAATTAGATGTAAATAATCCAGATGTATTAGGAGGGATGGAAATGAAACCTATGCCTATTGAATCAGCTATACAACCTACTTTTAGTAATGAAACAGGAAAGGTATTACCGGGTCAGTTACCTATAAATGAAGAAATAAAACCTTTTGAATTACCTGAAAATAATTATGCAGAAGAATTTAAGTGGGGAGATGCAAGTGGGTTAGGTTTATTATTAGGAGGTAAAGAGTTTAGTCCAACATTAGATGTTTCTTATACAGATAAAGAGTTTTCTATGGAAGCTTATGATTTATTTAAAAAAGAAGATGTTGATAAGAAAAAGAAAAAGGAGTTGTATAGTAATATAAATGATTTAGGAAATAAAAATAAATCAGGCATGATGTTCGATTTCATGCGTAACTATTAAAATTGATTATTATGAGAGAAGGTATTATAAAAAAAGAACCTATATATAATTATAGAGGTAGAACTTATGTTCATGTAGGACAAATGAGCGATTATGATAAAAGAGTTAGTCGTATAGCTGCTCAAATAAAAGATCAAGAGTTAAGGCTTATTCATGATAAACGAATGGGTAATACTGATAAAATAAAAGCAAGAGAAGCACATTTGGCAAAGCTTCAAGGTCAATCTACTAAACTTGAATCAGGAAAAGGAGATTTTATAAAAGAACTTAAACAAAAGAAAAGTGATTTAGAAACTCATTATTCAGATGATGATGGTAATGTGAAAAGTCTTTATAAAGGTAATTACGACGAGATAGTTAATCGTTTAAATAAGACTGATGAATCTTATAATGAATTTCAAAGTGAAGGCCAAAATTCTTATCCTATAAGTAATGGTACTGAGAAGGATTCTAAATATGGTTTTATGAATCAGAAAGAGGAAAGCAAAAGTTTATATAGTACACTAAAAAACGTTCTTATAGAAGCTGATCAATCTACAACTAGAAAGATGAATACAGATGGAGGAGCTTCAAATAATCCTCAACAAAAAACTGAAAAAGATGTTGATTTATCTAAAATAGATATTGATAATGAAGAAGAAGAATTAGGATATAATGATGGAGAATTAGAGGATTTAACTACTGAATCTAATGATAGTAAGTATGAGTATGGATTGAATGAAGAGGGAATGAAAAAAGCCTCTAATCTTGGTACTGATAATTCTATGTATTCTAGTATAGGAGAGCGAATTAAAAAGGAAAAAGACTCTTATTTAAAAGCTTTAGATAATAATACTATGTTAGGTAATGCTATGGATATAGTAGCTATGGGAAGTAACATAGTTGATATGAAGCATAATCGTGATGAAGAGTTTGATTCTAATTTACATTTAGTAGGTAGGTCGAATAATAAAGTTCAAGCACCAAATATAACATCAGCACTTAATAATAAAGCTGATGCTAATTTAGTAAGAGGATTGTATCAATCAAGGGTAGGAGGTAATGGAATTGTTGAAAATGCTGCTAATGTTGCTAACGCTGATAGCATGGCTTTAAAGATAGGTGAAGCGCAAGGTAAAATGAATAGTCAAGCTGCTTCTCAAACATCAATAGCAGAGGCTAGAGATAAAGCTTTTGTTGAAGGAACTAATTCTCGTGCTATTATTGAAGATCAAAGAAGAAAAGATGCATTTGAAGATAAAAAATCTAAGTATGACCAAGTAGGTAAACAGTCATTATATAGTATGGCAAGTAATATAGGAACTAGAAAGATTAATAAGGATTATAATACATATAATTACCTTAGACAGAAATCAATGGATCAAGCATATAAAGATGCTTTAATGAAAGATGGTTTAGTACCAAACGCTTAAATATATAGATATGGGATTTAGAGGAATGATAATGCCCGGTAAACCAACGTTGTTTCCGGGAGTACCACAAGGAACAAGTATACGAGGTGGTGGAAAAAAAGGCTCGTCTACAAAGAAAGGAGAAACACTCGAATCTCCTAATGGGATGGTTAGGCAAACTACTGAATATAATATAGCAGAAGCTCAAATGAATCAGAGAAAAGTTTCACTGTCTAATAATTTATTTAAGATACTTAAAGAAAGGCATCATGGAGACATGAATGCTTATTCTAATGATCCAGAAGTGCAACAAGCATTAGCTATATATCAAAATGAAAGAGCCAGTCTTGCTGCTTCAAGGAATCAAGTTGAATCTGAAAAGGAATATAAAGAAGCTGCTGTTTCCACTACTGATAAAAATAAAGGTACTGATAAGTATTATGTTGATGATAGAGGGCAAAGGCGATTTTTAGGTGTTGATGGTAGAGCATATACTAGTGGTCAGAAATATAAAACTAGAGATGGAAAAGTTCATACTGCTAAAAAAAGAAATGATCAAGATTATTTGACTTATGGAGAATGGTATAAAGTTAAAGAGAACAATGCCTCTATGGGTAAAAATAAATATGGTGTTTATACGGTAGAACAAAACGAGTGGACTACTTCTGTAGATTATAATAAAGATGAAATTTCAACTTATGTTACGGGCATTTTAAGTAAAGCAGGAAGTGATACTTATGCTGGTGGAACAAGTGCTCAAATGTTTGGTAATTCATTTATGAAAGTTAATGGTCACCATAAAACAGATTTGAAAAAATTAACTCAAATGGCAGATGTTGTTAATGACACTTTACCTTCTAATACGAGAGTACAGATGAAACAAAAGTATTGGGAAGAGAAGCATGATGATGATGTTTTATTAAGAACTAAAACAGGTGGTCAATTTATTAATAAAAATCAGTATGCTATGATAAAGGATCAAATAAAGGAAGGAACTTCTGCTGCTGATTTAGGCATTTCAAAAGAATTATATAGTCAAATTAAAAGTGGTAATAACACTTATGATAATGAGAATATTAAATTTGCTTTTTATACGCAAAATATAGTTGGAAAGACAGCTAATGCAATGGCTACTGATGAGAGAGGTGATTATAAATTCATAAAATTATCTGATTCAGAAGTAGGATTTAATATGGAGAGGAAGAAAGCCACAGAAGCTTCGGCTCACTCTGTTGCTGCTAATATTAATGCCGCTAATCCAGATAAGGCTATAAGGAAAACTATTTATCAAAAACAAGCTAATGGAAAGTACTTGGCAATAGATGTTGCTACAGGCATTTCTCATCCAGAAAGTATAGCTACTAAAAATGCTTATGATAAAGCTAATAAAGCTTTAGTGGCTGAACACTTTGATGATGATGGAGAAGCTAAACTTGAAACATTTACAAGGAAAAATGCTGTATCTAATGAATCTAATATTATTGTATTACCAAATGGTCAATTATTAGAAGGTGATATGCTTAATAAAATGTATGTAGTTCATTATAACGAAGCTACTGTTTCACATCCTTCATATAGAAAGAATAAAAAAACTGGTGAAGCTGAATACGATATACATAGAGGAACTGATAAAGAAGGTAATGAATTATCTGATGGTAAGTTTACTACTGCTCATAATAAGACGGGTCACTATATGGATCTAGCAATGGATATTGATGATTTCACTAAATTGCAGGAAACAATGGTTACATCTAAATCTGATTCAGGAAATAATTATGATGGAACAGGGAAGCCTCCTCCTGATGCTTATTATAAAGCAGGTCAAGATGAGCTTGTTGATGATGGTTTTATTTATAATTCTGTAAGTAAAGTTGGAGAAAACTTAAATATAGAACTTGGAGGTTCTGATGGTTCTCCTCAGAGTGGTGTTGTTTATTTTAGAGTTTATGTTCAAGATGATCAATTTGGTATTAATACAGAATATAAAGGTGGTGGAGCAACTGCTGCTAATAGGGAATCACAAGATGCGGCTGCTCATGGTGGTCAATATATTAGAGCGAATGCTGATAATGCAATCATTAATGCAATTAGAACAAATTAAAATATTTATAAGATGAGTGATGAAATAAAGAATAGCGGTAATACTCCTGATGGAGGAGAAACTAAAAAACAAAAATCACCTGTACATGCTGGACCCCCTCAACAAGAAGGGGATCCAGATTTTGGGTTTATGGCATTGCAACAAAAAGGTGTTACTTCTGGAGATATGGGAAACTCTTCTTTTGTAGATAAGATTTATCTTGAAGATAGAGATAAGTTTGTTGGAAAATTAATAGAAGGTGGAGCTGATGAAGAGCAAGCTAATGTATTTTATGATGCAAAGCGTAATGAGTATGAGGGTTTAAAAAATGGATTTTACACTAACGATGATGCTACAGACCTTAATGCAATGGAATACGGTCAGACATCAGTAGGAGCGTTTAAGAAGGACTTATACAATTCTTATTCTCAGAATACGTCAATGGGTGCAAAAGGTTTTAAAGTAGCTAATTCTTATTCGTATTTAGATAGAAGTATTTTTAAATATAAAGATCAGAAAACTGGTAAGATGATAGAGAAGCCTTTATCGAGATATGATGCTTCTACAGATCCTAGTTTAGTAATAGATAAGGGTTCTGATGGAATGCCTTTTATTCGTCAATTACAAGCAGGAGAAAATCATTATGAATTTGAAACTTATCATACTGGATTCCTTTGGAAAGATGAGCATAATGTTTATGGAGGAAATGCTTTAGAAGATGCTACATTAGGATTCATATCAGGTTTTACAACATTGCCAGGGAGAATAATTGCTGGAGGTGGTGCTGTTATTACAAGTGCTATATTTGGAGAGCCTACTGATAAAGATGGTACATTACAAGATGTATATGATTTCTGGGATGATGCTACCAATATGGCTGACAGATTACAATACAGACCTTCTGATGAGGTTATGGAGGGTGGTTTTACAGGAAGCTTTGGAAGTTTTGCTTATGCTATGGGTAATGGTGTTGGAGAAATGGCAATGCAAATAGTGATGGCGACTGCAACAATGGGAGGTTCTTTAGAAGTTGGATTAGGTACAGGAGCATTAAGAGCTTTGGCTAAAAGAACTTTGATAAAAGAAGGAATGGAAGTTGGCGCAAAGAAAGCTATTGTTGAAGGATTAAAATATGTAGGAAAGAAAAATCTTGATGATGTAGGTAAAGCGGCTATTGCTGCAATGGACTCAGCATTAAAGAAAAGTGCTGGAACAGCAGTAGAGCAAGCGTTATCAAAAGCTGTAATGAATAAATCATTAATTGGTAAGGCTGGTAACTTCATGAATAATTATGGTGTTATAGGAGGCTTACAATCAAGTGGAGCTGTATTTGATGGAGCAATGCGTAATGGATTAGATAAGCGGTCTGCTGCAGGCTTAGCTATAGGAGCTGGAGCTATTACTTATGCTACAGAGAAAATGTTTTCTTCTGGGTATTTAAACAGTATGATGGGAGCTGCAGATTTAGATAAAGCTGCAAGTAAATTTCTTATTAAAGAATTTGGAGCAACATCAAAAGAAGCTTTAGAAACTACTATTACTAAAATGGGTAAAACAGCTCTTAAAGGTCCTAATGCAGTAGGTAGAATGACTACTAATTATACTGCAAAGATGATTAAGAAGTTTGCTGATAAAAATGGAATAGGATATAAAGCTGCAAAAAAAATTCTTGGTAAAGCAAGAAAGGTACGTGATTTAGGAGATAAAACTATTGGTAAAGTAGCTACAACTATTGATAAAATGACTACTGGCATTAATAAAGCAGAGCAAGATTGGGTAAAGAAAAATTATCTTGATGGACGAATGAATGTGCCTAATATTATTAAAGGTATGTTTGGTGAAGGTACACAAGAGGCTTCTGAAGAAGTTGGTAATATAGGACTTAATTGGGCTCATGATAATTTAAAGATGTCTTTTGGTGGTGGTACTATGGAAGAGTATCGAAAGAAAAAAGGATATATGGGTTACTTGTCTTTTAGAGATGAGGTTCTATCTTCTGCAACTGCTAATAATATATTTCAGAATTTTATTGGTGGTTTTGCTATTGGTGGATTTATGGCTGGTGTTAGTAAAACACAAGGTAATGGATATGCTGATGCTGATAATGCATTATTTGATATGGCTGCTCAAAGAGGTGAGTCAGAAAAATTAATGAAATCATTTTATGGTAAATGGAAAAATACAAATGCTAAAGCTTATGGTTCTACTGATCATGATTTAAGTATGAAAGTATTAACTCATACAGATGATAATTCTCCTACAGTTAAAGTTGAAGAGGATTTTAGTTCTTATGGATTAGAGCAAGGCATGGAGCTTAAAACACAAGCTGATGTTAATTATTATAATATACTTAAACAAATTAAATATTCTGAAAAGTTATATGAGGAAACTGGATTTACTCCAGGTTATCTTGATAAATTTAAAGGTCAAGAAAGTTTGTTTGAAAACGGAATGCAAATCTTTAGAGATTTAGATGAACTTAAAAAGAGTGCTGTTAAAACACAAGCTAAACTTAAAGATGAAAAGATCACTCCAGAACAAAAGGAACAATTAGAGAAAGAATTGGCTCAATATGGAGAAGCTGAAAAGGTAATGCAAGAACGCTTTGATTATCTTATGAAGCCACAAGCTAATGGTTTTAGTAAAGCTTATGATGATACTTATAAGAATTCATTAGCATTAATGGAATTAGCCAATGATGAGGCTTTTTCTAATATGAAAGCTAATTATGAAAATGAAGGTAAGAAGTTTCCTGATAAATTAGGAAAGAAAGAACTTGAAGAGTTTCATAAATTAAGAGATAAATCATTAGGAGAGAATTTACAAAAGAGTTTTTATCATGATATGATTAACTCTATTCGTTCTGTTAATGAATTTACTGATTCAAGAATTGAGAGAGCTAAAAAATTACTTGAAGATTCTAATATTAATGATGAACAGAAATCAGAGCTTGATGGCATAATCGAAGATTTTGGAGCTACTTCTAATGACTATAAAAAGTCAATGGCTGATATTGATTCTAATTTAAAAATAGAAGCAGGAAAACTTAATAGCATGAAAGCAGAAGATGGTCCTTTTGATTCAAGTGCTATTACTGCATTATTAGATAGTCGTGTTAAACAACAGACTAACATGACTACTAAATTAACCTCACAACTTTCTTCATTAGGAAAGTTTGCTGGTTTAGCATCATCAAATAAAGAGATTAGTTCTATAATGGATGATTTCACTAATGAAGCTGAAAACATTTTTTCTTCTATTAGAGATGATAATAAGTTCATGACTAAAGATGTAGTTAATGAAGAATTTGGAATCACTGAAAAAAAATCATTACCAATAAAAAACACTTTTGCTAGAGTTGTAGGACTTAATGCACAGGATGAAAATGGTGAGATGGTTAATGTAGGTAATGCTTCAATAGAAGAGTTATCACAACAATTAAGGATAAGTGGTACTAATGTAATAGATGTTTTTAATGCAGGTAGAATAGCTTCTGATGAAAATTTTAAAGAAGCAACTCGTATAGCTAAACAATCGGAGACAGAGGAGGGTCGTATTGCATTATTAAATGAAACTTATGAGTTAGTATATAAAAGTCATCTAGATTCCTTAGAAGCTTCTAAAGAGAATGATTATAATGAAAATTTAATTAGTCTTATACAAGAAACAGAAGGAGTATTAAAGGATTTAGAATTAGCTAAGAAATCTTTGCTTGTTCGTAATAGAGTGTTTTATGATATGACTCTTGATACTGATAAAGAAATTCATAGAGATCCTAAAGTAGATGTTCCATTAGATGATAAGTCTTATAATGAAATTTTAGAAAAAGTTAATCAAGCTGAAATTGATATTAAAGGGCATTTAGAAAACATGAAAAATGCTGCAGGAATTAGAGATTCTTATTTCGCTATAGAAAGACATACTACTACTATTCAAAATAAGCATTCTTTATCTATCATAGTAGATGATGAATCGTTAAAGGATAAAGAGTGGGCTAAAGATATAGCTGAGAAGCTTGATAAGATTGAATTACCTCATGTTGATATGGATGCTTATGGAACTGGATTAAGTAGTGAGGAACAAATTAAAATCGATAAGGCAGAGAAAGAGATAATGGGTTTAATGCAAATTATTCATGATAATAGAAACGATATTAAATCGAAAGCTGTATTATCAAGTATATTGAAAAATTCTGTATTAGATGCAAATGCTATTACTAAATTTGGAGAACCTAGTGGAAAGAATTATTTAAAAGGAGCTGTTATTTTAGGCAAAAGAAAAATCGACATAATGAAACCATTAGTTTCGGAATCTAGTGATGTTAATTCTTTTACTTGTGTAACTAAAAACCCTTTTATAAATCAATTAAATTATGTTCATTTTGTTAACTTTTTAGTAACGAATTTATCAGATGTAAATCCTAAAGATATAGCTAGTATTCGATACACAGTAAATGAAATGTTTTCTGATAATGATAAAATAGCTTTTTCTTCTACAGAACAATTAATGCAAGAAAATGCAGCTTTAGCTTTCCTTAATGGAGGGGATGCTATCTTTAATGATATAATGAAGATAGAAGATGAAGCTCATAAAGATGTTGGTGTAGATATTAGACCTAGTTTTAACAATAAGCCCGGGTTTATGTTTTTAACTGGAGATGCTCAGACTGGTAAATCTGTTCAAATGACTCCTCAAATAGTTTTATTTAACTCTATATTAAATAAAGGTACTGATGGAGAACAACAAAATTATATGTTTGTAGGACTTAATGAAGAAGTTGTTTCTCATTTTAAAGATGAGATAGAGCAAATACATTTAGTTCAAGAGAAACTTGGTTTACAAAAAAGTGGAATGCAAGCAATGAAACATAATGATTTAATAACTAATGTTTCAAAAGATGATGTTAAGAATACTGTATTGATTGTTGATGAAGCAACTATATTGTCTAATTCAGATATCAATAAGATTGCAAATATAACTGGAGATAGCAGAAAAGTTATGTTTGTGGGAGATGCTACACAAATGCCTGATTTTTTAAGTACTGATGCTACAGGTTTTTCTGATGCTTCTTCAATAGGTTTCCTAACAGTACCTACACAAAGAAAATTTGCTTCTAAAAATCCTGTATTAACTAATTTAATGGATTCTATTATTGGTAGTTTGAATGGTAATGGTTATAATAAATTTGCTCCAGCATGGAATGAAATTGATTCTAAGACAGGATTACGTTCTGGTACTGAATATAAATCTACTACTGATGATATTTTCAAATCATTTAAAGAAAGAATAGATGCAGCTAAAGATGATATTGATCCTTCAGATGTTGGTTTATTATTTTTAAGTGAAAAGCATTATGAAGATTATAAGGCTTCTAATCCTGATGTGGAAAATTACGAAAAATATGTAGCTGTATTAGGTCACGATAAGACAGTAAAAGATAAGAAATTTGAATCTATTCAAGGAGGTCGTAGGGGAGAAATTTATATAATGTTTGATGGTGATATGAGAAATTTTCAAGCTTACGCTAAGAAGAATATTTTATATCCACAAAAATTAGCTAAATCAGCTTTATACACTATGGCTGGTAGAGCTTCTAGTTTTATTTCAATGGTTAGTGACGAATCTAATATAGCAGTTAAAAGGCCTGCTAATTTTAATTCTGATCCAGAAATACTAGAAGGTATTAAAAACAAAAATGAAATACAGCAGTATCTTAAAGATATAATGAATGCTGAAAAAGTTAAGGATTTAAAAGAACAAAAGATTAATGATGATGGAGAAGTTGATGATGATAGCGATAGCCCATTAAAAGAGACCGTTGAAAGGCGTGCTGTAATAAATAAGATAGATGATATCAGAATTAAAACAAAGGATCTTAAATCTATTGATAAAGCTGATGGTAGTGGAGAAGAAAATTATTATGAAGGGAAGCTTAATGGTAAAACTGTAAAAGTCCTTAGAACAACTTCTGTTGTTTCTAAATATGGAATAGATTTTCAATCTGTTATTGATTTTAATAATGGAAAAGACACATCAAAACCATCACTAGCTTTTTACAGTAAGCTTGGTCGTTCTGTTGACCTTATATTCAGAACAATAATGGATTCTAATAATAGGAATGTAGAATTTGAAGAAGTGGTTAAAGTTTTATCTGATGCTGATTTATATACTCATGATTTTGGTGGAAATAAAATTGATTTATATGGAAAGAATCCTGATCAAGTGATTCAAGATATAATGAAGTATCTATTGGAAATTAAAACTGAGATAGAAGCTAAAGGCGAGTATCTTATTCCACTTGATACTAAATTAGCAACTACAGATATTGATATTAAAGATTTTGATGGTGTTTCTGGAACTCCTGATTTAATGACAGTAGATGAGAAAGGTGTTGTTAGGATTTATGATTTAAAGAATAAGAAAGATGATAATGATTTATCTAAAGGTTCTCAATATAATCATGAAGGAGCATCTGATATAATTCATTATACTAATCAAATTAGTGGTTATAAAGAGCTTTTGAAATCAATGGATGATGAATTAAATATATCTAATGAAATGGGTTTAATTATTCATAGATATAAAGGTGATCCACCTAATAGTAAATCTAATAATGGAATGCGTAAATCAGTAAAGGTTGAGATTATACCTCTTACATATAAGCAAACTAATATAGGGCAAGCTATAGAAGATTTTAATAATAGAAAGATTAATAATCAATCGATATTATCATATCCAGATACGACTTCTATTAATGGTCAAGAAATAACTATTGGAGAAATTTATTCTGATAATAATAATATAGTTAAAGTTGATAAAATAATTGTTGATGAAGATGGTAATGTTAGTATTTCAATTAGTGGAAAAGTTTTTGGTGGAGAAGAATTCTTAAATAAATACAGTTTATTTACACCTACTCACTCTCCAGTTATAGTAAGTAGTCACAAAGGTAAATCAATAACAGGAGAGCCTGCCGCGGTGTATTCTGCGAGCATATTTGCTGAACATAACGGAGCTTTATATTCAACTCCTGTTTCAATAGTTGTTGGAAAATCTGATTTCATTAAATTTAATGGACTTAAAATCTATGACTCTAAAAACAAAACAGAAAGTAAGGCTTTATCTATTGATGCTATTAAAGAAAAGATAATAAAAATCAAAGAAAAACTTGCTAATAGTGATGCTAAAAGAAAACTCGTTTATAAAGAAACTCAAAAATCTGCTGATAATAAAAATGATTATAAGGGAGTGTTTGTGACAGAAGTTGAAGGAGATCTTAGTGATTATTTAGCTTCTAATTTAGAAAGAGCTGATACTGATTTTATAGATTCAATGATAAAAATTGATAGAGACTTGACTAATGAAATCTTTACTCATATATCTACATTTGGATTACCAAATAGTTTTGATAAAAAACAAAATAAATGGGTTTCGTTTGATCCATTTCTAATGACAGACAAAGAGTTTAATGATTCTCTAACTGCTATTAAAGAAAGTGTTGATAATAGCGTTACAAGTGAGGATTTAGACAATTTAATAGCTTATAACTTCGAGTTATGGAATATGCACAAGGTAGCTAGAGCAAGTAAAGCTAATGCTGTTAATGGAAGAATTGATTTCGGTACAATTAAATTAGCAACTAATTTAGATAGTCATATTATACAAAGGAAAGGCAACAGGCTTATTTCTATGAAAGAGTTTTCTGAAAATATTGATGATACTGATTTTAGTGTTGATAGTAATACTCAATTAGAATTTAAGAAAGTGACCGGAACAGATGATGAACATGTTTTAGTATTAGAATTATTTAAGAATGGTGCTCCTTCTGGAGAGAGTATTAGTGTTGTTACACCATTTGTTGGAGGAAAAAATCAAAGATTTAAAAGATTACTTGTTGATGAACTTGAAATGTATGAGAATGGAGATAATGAATCACACCCATTTAAAACTTTTGCTCATAATTTAGTTTTAAATAATAGAACTAATTTTAAGGAACTTATTAAAAATGACAAGACAGCTCCTAAAGAGTTTAAGAACATCATATTTGATGATGAGAATAACAAGGTTGTTTATCATGGTAATGTAGCTTCTAAATTAAGAGAAGAAACAGAGAATAATACACTTATTGCTTTAATTAAATATTTGAAAGAAGATAAAGTAATTAGCAAGATGTATGTTCCTAAAAATTATGTTAATATTGATGATTTAAAAACAAACATTGTCGGTATTAATGCTATTCCTTCTTATGTTAAGCCTACAAATTCTGAATTTATTCATGCTGATATTAAATCTACAATAGAAAGTTTAGATAATCCTAAGCCTCCTGTTAATAGTGGTAGCCAGAATGGAAGTAGAAGCGGTGGTCGAAGAAGTGCTATTAATAGATTTGGTAAGATAGAATCACAAACGGAAGCTGAGGCTAGAGTTGTAGTTTCTAAAATACTTGGTGAAGAATATGCTGATAAATGGTTAGGCTTTGAGAGAAGTTTGAAGTATGATGAAGTTGAAGTATTTGGATTAATGGCTAATGGTCGTATAAAATTAAGTATTAATAAAGGTAAAGTTAATAAACTTACTGCAAGACATGAGATGTTTCACGTTGTTGATGATTATATTCTTAATGATAATACTAAAAAACTTATTTATCAAGAAGTAAGAGATAATGTTCCAGCTTTAAAAAATTCATCTATAGATGATATTAAAGAGTTCTTGGCAGATTGGTATTCTGTACATGGACAAGCTCAACAAGAGGGCTTAATTGATTCTGAATACATAGAGAAGTATGGTGCTTTATTAAATATGATTCAAGATAATTATAATATTTTTTCTGGAAAGATCGCTCAATTATTTAATGACATTGAAGAAGGTAAATTCCAAAAGCCTGTTTCTGATTTATTAGGTAATGCTATTATTGATAATAATAATATTAGATTAAGTAAAAAAGGAACTCATAAAAAGAAAAGGCGAGAATGGAAGAATAATAAAAATCATAATCAGAACACTAATACAATAGGTAGTCAATTGTCTGATGAAGATATTGCTAAATTAAAAGAGCGTCAAGAACGTAAAGTTAGAATAGAAGACCAAGTTAAGGTTCAAACTAGAGTTGAATTAGAAGAAGATGCCAAGGTTGTTTTGGATAGATTGTTTGGTAAAAACGCTAGATTATTACAAAAAGCAACGCAAGAAGTAATTGCTATATTTGGTTCTGAAACTAATCTTAATGGTAAAGATAGGACCATTAATGATTTAATTCAAAATTTAACTAATGATACATTAGGTGTTGGATTTAATTCTAGATTTATTTTTAATGAATCATATAATAGAGAAATAGTTTTAGATAAAATTAATGATGCTGGTGAGAATATAGTTAAGCATACTTTAGATATTAAGAGTAGTGATTTCCCATTTATTAAGGATGATGATGATTTTGCTGCAGTATTAGTAATGCAAATATCTAATAGTATTCCATTAGCAAATGCTTTTTTACAAAGGGTTTTTCCTCATTATAATATGAAATCTAAAACGATAGCTGGATTTACATCTTTACAATACACGAATAAAGAATCGGTACCAGGATCAGCAGTTCAAGATATGGCGAATTTTGCTTATGCTAATATTCCATTTGTAAATAGAGATGAGAATGGGCCTTATTTATCAATTACTAATTTACCAGCTACGGAAGCTAAGAATATTCTTAGAGAGGCAGCAAAGATTGCAAGTGGTTTTTCTAATTCCAATACTACTTATTTCGAGGACATAGAAGAAGCGTTATATTCAATGAAACCTAATGATGGTTCTGCTAAAGATATTGCTTTAGATAGCATCTTACGTAAGCTTGTTGTGGGTTATGATAATTTAAGAGGTAATTCAGGTAATTTGAATACTTGGTTAGGTTCTTATAATGAAGTTTTAAATACAGATAATTTTGGAGAGATAAAGCCAAGCCAACATGAATTTAATGCTTTAGCTGATGCTATGTTTTCTGATTTAGTAAGTTATGTTGATAGTCCTAAGATTAGAGCTAAATTTACTGATAATGGAGAACATTATATTATGCTTGATAATTCTACTGCTTCAAACGATAAGCATATTTTAAAGGACAATATCGCTTCTAATCTTTATGCTAATGATAGTTTAAAAGAAGTTGTTATAAATACTACATCTAAAGAATCAGCATTAAATTCTGATAAGTTGAAATATAGATTTGAAACTGATGGCCTTTATCAAGAACAAACTTTATTATTGAATGATATAGGTAATGGATATAGTTTTGCTAAAGTTGATAGTGGTGTTATAAGAACTCTTACTAAAATTGTTGGTCTTTCTAATTTAAGAACAGATGTATTTGAGAGATTAGCAAATAATAATGGAAAAGTGTCTAAAGTTAAAGGCTTTAAAAATGATGGTATTTCTATTGATCCTAATATGACTATTAGTGAATTGATAGCTACAACTTTTGGTAACTTTTATGAGGTTGTTCAATTGCAATCAAGAGTAGAGAGAGAATTATTGGCTTTTGCTGATGAGCAAACTAAAAATAATGAAGAACTTAGTGCTATACTAGCTGATTCAGATCCTTCAAAATTACCTACTCATCAATTAGCTCAATATGAGGCTTATTATGATGGTCGTAATGAAATAATTAAAAATGTTTATGAATCGACATCTTCTAATCTTAAAGAATTTAATTCATCTATAAATCTTAAAGTTGGTAATCAGAATATAGATACAGTAGCTCAAATTGTTGATATTAATAATGGTGTTAATCCAAATGAAGCTAGATATCCTAAGATTACAGATTACTTTAATCATATAGATATGCTTGCTAAATTAAATAATAATGATTTAGTAGCTTATTCTTCAAGAACTCAATATATAGCTAATAAAGCTTTTTATTCTTTAACAAAAAGTAATAGAATAGAAGCTGTATCTATTAATGATACTAACACTATGGCTGGTATTGATAAAGTAGGTAAGCATGAGCTTGTAAATACTCATAGGTCTAAGATATTAAATAAGAAGTATAATGCTCTTAAAAAAGCTGAGAGAGTTAAATCATCAGTCTTTAATGAGAATGGTACAACGAATATCCCTTTTATTAGTACTAATAAGGATAAAGCTTTATTTGGATTTGAAGGAGTAGTACTTGTTCCTGGTATTGAGAATGAATATACTGCTGTTGATAGTATGAATCCTCATGATTACATGCAATTGACAATGGGTTTATTCTTAAACAAATTGAATGATACTGGTGGTAAAGATATTTATTTACCATTAGGTCACTCTTCAAGAACTTATTTTGCTAAATCTAAATTTCATAAAGCTGATTCTCCTTTTACTGTAAAGATTGAAGGAGATAAGTTAGTAGATTTTCAAATTGATAAAAATAAGTTTGTTCCTATTCTTAAAAAGAATTTTAATTATAGTAATAAATTAGCAGAGAATTCTAGGAATAGATGGAGGGAATATTTAAAAGATAGTCCTGTATTTGATAAGGAAGTTAATGATTTAATAAATAGTGATATTCCTGTTTCTTCTAGTAAGTATGATATTCTTAAAAAGAAATCTAGAATTATAACCACATTGGGCGAAAGTCATAGTGAGAATGAGCTTTTAGATATGCCAGGGATGAAACGTATTCGTAATTCTGGATTAATAGAAAATAGTGATTATTATATAGCTAGTAAAACAAATGAAGATACTGGAGCTATTAGTTATTTCTTAGAATTTGGTAATGAAATTAATTTCGAGACTTTTAAAAGTAATAAAGATGTTGAGGAAAGAGATGGCATTAATGAGAATAGTTTAATCTATACTAGATCTAATTATAGATTATTATTTAAAAATAGAAATGGTAGAGTATCTGAAGAGACATTTGATTTAATTATGCAAGAAGAAATGAAGCATAATAAAGAATTAAGTAATCTATTAGATAAAGATTCTTATGGTATTGATGACTTTTATAAAAACTGGTTAAAGAAAAATCATCCTAATTCTTCTCAAACAAGTAAGCTTAGTGCTAAGACAGTTAAGAAAGATAAAGATGGTAAAGTTGTAAGTACTAAATATCATTATAATCCAGTATATCAAGGATTAGCTTTAGCGAATTCAATTTTAATGCCATCAATTCATAGATCTATTGCAGGAAATGAAACTGGATTTAAACATTTTGGAGATTTCACTAAGAGGTATGATCCTAATAAGACTCCTACAAGTGGAATTATGAAAACTAAAGATGGCCTTGGTAGTAAGTTTAATGTAATTATAATGAATGATACTACATTAGGAGTAATACAATATAATATGAGTGGTACTGTTGATAAAAATGATGGTGGTGCAATTATGTTTGTAGGTTTTGAACAATTAATGCGTAAATCTTATGGAGGAAAGTATTCTTCATTTGATAAAACTGCTTATAAGCCTCTTATTACTGGAGGAGATGCTATGACAGGTATTAATACACAAATGAAATTTAGTGCTGATGCTTATTCTCCAAGTATATTAAAAAATAATGAAAAATTAAGAGAACAACAAGAACAGTTATTCGAACAATGGATTAAAGCTTTTGAAAAAGAAATTGATTCTGATCGATTACAAGGTAAAGTTAAGGAATTATATAATGATTTAAAGACTCGATATCCTAATGATATTCATACTCGTTCTGAACGATTTATTGAAACTTTTACCAATAAAAAAAGAAGACATCTTAGATTTGGAGGTGAAGATTTGACTACAACTCAAATTAGAGATATTAATGGATTATTAGATTTAATGAGAGAGAGTGTTATTATGGGTGCTGTACCTACTACTTCTGTTAAAACAGGAGCTTATAATATTACTGCTCATAAATTTGGCAAAGAAAGAGGTGAGGATTTTAATAACATTAAACCTATAGTAGTAGATTCTGATAGATTTGGATTAGTTAATAACTATGATCAAGATGTTAGTGAAAATGCTACTGTAGCGGCTCCTAATCAAGCTTTGTCTCATATAGGTGTTGGTAATCCAGAAATCGCATTAGCTGTTAATCAGGCTATGTCTGGCTTATTGAATGAAGGTATCAATGATTTATATAATGAAATAGGTGTTGATAGAAATCCTAAAAATTGGAAATCTTCTGATATCGATAAATTCAAAAACTGGATTAGAAAAATTGGATTAGAAAATGCGGAAGCTAATCAAGGAGGTGCTGGTATTGTTGAAATCCTTTCTACTAATGGTAGCCTTGAAACATTACAAATAGCACGTAAATTAGAGCAATATTTTGTTTCTAATCTTAATAAACATGTTCAACCAAGGTTTAAAGGTACTCGTTTAATTCAAGGAGATGGTTCTGAATTTACTATGTATGACGAAAAAGATGCTAATGGGAATGTTATTGGAACATTAACAGAGCAAGATTTAGAAAAACATCTAAAGAAAAACCCTGATTTAATTTATGAAAAAAGATTAACTGACCCATTTGCTTTCATGCAACATGATGCAGATGGTAATTTTACACCAGCAGAAGTAGGTACGCAATTTTTATATGCTAAAACATTTGGTATTAAAGAGGGGGAACAACCTAGAGATGGTTATATATTAACTATGCATAATGGAGCAATGCTCGATTATCATAGCGTTACTTCTAAAGGCGATAATATAGAAGCTAATGTAAAAGATGGGTTTCAAGTTGGAATGAAAATTAAAATTAGTGATACTCCATTTTTAAGAGTATCGGATTTAGTGAAAGAAGGTTTTGGAGTTGATGATGGTTATGTTATTTTAACTGATGATAATATTGATGATTATGCAGAAGATTTTGCTGCTTATTTAGAGAATTATCATGAATCATTAGAAATTGCATTAACTCGTGTACCTTATGATACAGTTGCTCTTGGTTTTGTTGCTCGTATTACTCAATTCACTTGGGGTAATGGTAGTACTATATATATCAATCCTAAAGACAACTTACGTACTGGTGGTGACTTCGATATTGACCAATTAAGTTCTTATCATAATGAGTATGAGCATTACAGTATTAAACCTAAATTTAATAATAAAGTAGAAACTTCTCAAAGTGCTGCTCATAAGAATACTGTTGTAGATTCTATTAAGAATTATTATAAAAATCCAGAGAATGTAGGTGCTATTTATCAAAGTACTGGTGTTGAAGATATCAGACAAGGCATTAAAAAAGGTAAAAAAATGTTTTATGAAAAATATCATAAGAAGCCTAAAAGTGCTGATAATTTAAGAATACATTCTATAGGTGGAGTTATAGGAATGGAAGAACTAGCTAATGAAGGAGCCAGTGCTGTTTCTATATTTGCTTTGTCGGCATCTTCATTTGGAGTAATTAATCAATTAGGAGATGTGGACTATATTAGTGATAGTTTCATTAATATGAATAAAGATGAAATGCTATTTAAATCTCAACTTATTGGTGGATTTTTACAAGCTTCTCTTGATAATAAGAAAGAACTTATTCTTGGAGAATTTAATGTTCCTGCTTCTGCTGATGGGTTATTATTAGGTTTAGCAACAATGGGGCATGATTATGATGAGATATATACTATAGTTAATTCTTATGCAGCACAAGAAATGTTTAAGCAATTAAGAGATGCTACTAAGCTTGGTCAAAAGACTAAGAGTATCCCTGAATTAATAGTTGAACTTTCTAATTATGTTAATTCTGTTAATCCAGAGAGTATTAAAGATATTGATAGATTTATGAGTGATTCTATTAATGGTCTTAAAATACCTGATGCTTATAAAAACAGTAAGCAACCAATAGAGGATGCTTATGATGTATTAAGTAATGAGAATTCTACTGTTGAAGAAAAAAGTAAAGCGGCTGATGCGTTAAGTCGTGTAGCTAGATCTATTTTTGGTCAAAAAATTAAAAATACTAAAAAGCTTGCTGCTTTAAATAAGAAGAAAGAATTGTTAAATACAGATGATTCTGAAGCTGTAGAGAAATTGCAAGATGAAATAAATACGGTTCAAGATTCTATTGATATTCTAGCTAAATATAGTGGAATAGTAAAAGTTGTCGAGAACTATAAAGACAATAAAGAAGTTGTTGAATTATTACGTAAAGCTCATATTAATTCAGAAGTATTAAGAAGGCTTGGTAAAATAATGAAACTTCGTGGAGGTATTGATTCTGATCATAATGATTCATTAATGAGAACTAAAGATATTGAATTATCATTAGGAATGAAAATTGATGAATTTTTAAGTAGAGAAATTTCTGATGAAGATGGTTCAGAGATTACTACTATAGATACAGAGGATTCACATATCGACTTCTTTATTAATAATAGTAATGCTTTTATTAAATCAACTGCTGATAGTAAAGAAGGTCTTATAGAATTAGAAAAAGATATTTTCAATGCTGCTAATATTTCTGAGATACTTAATAATAATGATTATTTATTTGAATTACTTAGCGCGGCAAATAATAGAATTGAAGCTGTAGAGAATGTTTTCTTTATAAATAAGCCAATGAATAATATGGTTGATTTATTAAGTGGAGCTCAATTAAGGGCTTCTCTTGAATACAAGGAACAATACAAAGCCAAAGATGGTTTCATGCAAGAAGTGTTGTTAGATTTCTTCTTTAAGCAGAATAATAATGGAGTAGACAATATTTCACTTAATGTTCCTAATTTAGATATTGATGGTAATTATGTAGCTACTGATTTTGCTAATTACACTAATCTTGATATGGGTAATGCTACTCATAGGAGTAAATTCAAAAAACATTTCCCTGCTGTAGTAATGGGAATGGTAGAAGCTGTAGAAAATAATCCTGAACAGATTAAAAAGTACATGGATGCTATTGGTATTAATGTATCATTACAGGAAGCTAGAAATATTAAGAAGAGTAAATTCTTTGCTTTATTAGAGCGTAATGGTAATGATGGTTTTAAAAAGCTTAGTGTTAATCCTAGTGTTAATTATGATGAAGCGGCTACTGCAGAAGCACATCAAGAGTTTGCTAAATTACCAGATAATGTTAAATTTTTATTCGAAATGTATCATGTATTAGAATCTAAGATGGTATATAAGGATAAAGGATTTAGTAATATTGTAAGTAATGATTTATCTATTAAGATGGAAAAGGTTTTTAAAGATAAACATGATAATCTTAATGCTATGTTTGATAGATATAATTCAAATGATTCTAATGACCCTCATACTATTGATGCTGTTCATTATTTAGGTGTTAATGCTAAGATTAGAAGATTTGCTAGCAAGAAGAGAGGTGATTATCCTAAGTTTGTTACAGAGAATATTAGTAACAGTAGATACAATAAGATAAATAAACCTTTTATTGATACTGGAATTAAAAATAGTGATGGTACTCGTAAAAATTTAAGTCATAATGTATCTCATTATATGGGAATTTATGATACTAGTACTACTATGAATACTGTAAAAGGGATTCAGATTGTAAAAATTGATGAAGCAAATGATATTAAGCTTGATATTATTAGAAACAAAAAAGATAGAGAGCATAATGATCATATCGTTATCAAGACAGTAAATCCTCATCATTATAAAGCTGGTGTTTATTTAGATGATAGTGGTAGAGCAGTAGTTGTAAAACCACAAGGAATATTTGCTATTACAGTAACTCCTGCAATATTAACTGATGAACTTACTACTGAATTTGAATATCTTAAAAATGCTGAAAATCTTAAAGTATCAATTGATCTAGAGCTTAAGCCTTTTAATTATGGAAGATCTAGTGATAAGGGATTAATAGTAGAAGACTTTATCCAGAGTGATAGGAATACAATGTATATACCATTTGAAAGGTATAATCATTTTAAAAATTCTAATAGCTTTGGAGTGATGCACAATGCTAAAGATGGTGTTACAAAGGATGATGAAGAAGCTGATAAAGCTTTACGTCCAGAGTTTTCTTATAAAGATGATAATGATGAATTTTATCATATTAAGTTAACATTATTTGCCAATAAATCTTTTGATAATTTAAAAGCAGAAGTAGATGAAATTAATAATGTTGAAGATTTAATTACTTATTCAGGTCTTGATATAGAAACAGAAGATGGAGTTCCTGTATTTGGCAAAAATAAAAATCAATCTTATATTAAAACTTATACTGATTCTGATAGAAAGTATTTAGAACCTAAGCGTTGGACCTTTGTAAAGGTTGAAAAGATCAAAAAAATAGGTAAAAAGGAATCTGTAGGAAATATCATTGTTAAGAAAGTTATAGAGAATAACTTATCTAATTGTTAAAATAGTATCTTTGTGTTATGGCTATATGTGTAAATTATAAACAACCAGAAGTGAGGGCAGCGTTAGAAGATGCTGTTCTCACTCTTGTTGAGCATGCTCCCTTAGAAATGGTAGAGCGTATTTCAAAAAACGTTATTGAGAAGAATAATGGTAATCATTTGAGTTTAAATCCAAATGGAAAGCCTTCAGAAGTTTTTGCTCAATTAATGAAAATGTATTCTAAAGCAGAAGCTTATGCTTATCGTTCTGCTATGTATAATGATTCATTCATTAATAAAACTAATTGGGTAGAAACAGGTGTAGAGCCTAAAATAAAGCAAGTGTTAGGGAATAAGCATGTAAATAGAAATGGTAATCAATCCTTAATGTATAAAGATGGTGATATATCATCTATAGAGCTTGATAAAGGCATTTTAGCCAAGGAAGATGATGATATGAAGAAATGTATCGGAATGGCAAAGAATGGTGCTAGAAGCAAGGTTAAGCGTGGAGGTATGTGGAGTGTTCAGAAAGATTTAAAAGGTATGCCTAGTCATAAAGAAGGAGGTGTTCAGTTATCATTTAGTAATGGAGTAGTAATTAATTCAAAATAACGTTATGGTTAAAAATATAGAAGCAGAAGGAAATGAGTTAGTACTAACAAATAATAATGGTAGTACAGCTATAATTCCTAAGAACAAAAGGGCTGAAGTTCTAAAGCATTTAAAAGCCAATGATCACTCTAAATTAGATGATTTAATAAGTAATTTACCTAGAATGATGGATTATGCAGAAGATGGAAGTTACTTTCCTTATAAGGGGCCTAAAGGAGAAGTGAAGGCTAAAAAGAATGATATGGGTGGTGGAGTTGTTACCAATCAAGAACAATTTGATAAAACATTTGCTAATATAGATTTACAAAGTAATAATAGTATTCAGTTGAATGATATTAAAATGAATTATACATTAGAAAAAGATAATACTAATGTTAAAAATACAATAAATCCATTAGAGAAAGTTGATATTGGTGAAGAACAAAATATTTTACCTGAAATGCCTACTAGTATATTAAGTCAAGAAGATTTATATAAAAAACCTGATATGAGTAATTTTGATTTAAGTGGATTGGAGGATGTTAAATCAGTTGATAAAAAATTTAATGAATTAAAAAGTCAATATAAAAAAGAGAACCTTAATTTTGTTAAATCTAAAGATTATAAATCAAAAATTGATATATCTACATTAAAAAGTAAAGCTGATATAATGAAAGTTCAAGAATTACTTAAAATAGATTATGATTTAGGTAAGTATGGAAAGAATAAAGATGGTGTTGATGGCTATTTGGGTAAAATGACTAAACACGCGATTGAAGAATATAATAAAAGCTTATCCAACAAGGTAGAACGATTCACTATTATTAAGGGCAACAATGTCGAATGTAAAGAAGATCAATGTGCGGCTTTTGTTCAAGGCGAACTTCATAGAGCTATCAATAGTGATGTTAGTATTGATGATTTTATAAACAAATTAGGGATTAAAGGAGATGCTTGGAATATTTCTAAGAATATTATAAAGAATGGTGGAGAACTTATTTTCAATGCTAAAGACAATGTTGATAGAAGTGGAATAAAAAGACAAAAAGGAGATGTTGTCTCGATGTATACTGGAGGTAGAAGTAATTACCAAGACCAAGCGAATGAGAAAGGTGATGGTAATACTCATACTGGATTTATATCTAAAGTTTATGATGATGGTTCATATGATGTACAACATAATGTACATTCAGTTAAAGGGCTTGGTATTGATGGAGTAAAGTATACAGGTCATAAATATACAAATCATGTTACAGCTAAAGGTATAATGGAAGGTAAATATGCAGGATTTGTAATAAATAAAATCACTAGACCTAAATATGAAAATATTGATATTAAAGATGTTTCTATAAATAAAGAAAATGTAATAGTTGATAATGGAAATAGAAAAGCTAGTAGCTCAGTAGTATCGTATTTTAATGATAATAAAGAACAACTTGCTAAATCATTAAAAACTACTGAAGAAGAAACAATGATGTTTGCTACTGCTGCATTAGGTATTATAGAGCAAGAAAGTAAATTTGGAGAATCAGATAAATTTATAGCTGGTAGAGAAACTTATGAAACCACTGTAACGATGGCTAAAGGTTTAAAAGCTGCTTTTACAGAAAAAGAATACGGTAAAGATATTGAAGCTTCTCAAAGTTTAGCAAGAGTTAAAATAGATATGAATTTTGATAAATTTAATAAACAAGATATAAAAAATTTAATTGGAGATGATATTGATAATGATAATGGAGCATTAGTAATGACAATGAAAATACTTCATACTAATTACAAAAAAGCTTTAAGAAAAGGCTATTCAGAAAAAGAAGCTTTATATAGAGCAATAGCAGCTCATAATAGTCCTAGAAAAGCTTTTGATAATAAGAAAGGTTCTTATGCTTCTAGATATGATATTGATTATGCAAATAAAGTTTTATTAAATGCAACGAGCTTTAAAATTAAAAATAGAGAAAATGAAATGAATACTAAAATTGATGAAATTTTAAATGATGATAAAATTCTATCTAATATTTCGAAAATAAAATCTGTATATAACAATTAAACAATAATTATGAAATGTCCTAGTAGTAAACAATTTAATAAATCAAGAGAAGTGTTAGGAACTATACAGTCTTTTAATGCTTTTAAGCTTAATGGAGAGCAGGATTTACATTTAGCTCCTAATGGTAATCAATCTGAATTATTTAGTGAATTAGTCAATCAAGGTGGTGAAGAAAATGCTTTGAGAATAAAGGCTAAATTATTAACTATTAAAGATAAATTAGAATTAGATAGTAATGATGAAGTTTTATTAAGACACGTTGTATCATCTGATTTTAATGATTCTAATGTAGTCCAGTTACATATTGATAAGACAAGGCAAAGTGATCCTGTCGTAGTTAAGAGAGGTGTTAATACAGAAGAATTTGCTGGAGTAGAAGTAAGTGATATTATTCCTATTTACAATAATGGTCTTTTTGATAGAAGAAAGCAAAAAGTAGTAAAGACTACTCCTGTTTTTGAAACTGAATTTGGAGATATTAATGTTGATGATAGTAATCATATTAAGAATACTAAACAGAGTAAACGTAATTCTTCTAATTTATTTAATGGAGACACTAATCCGAAGTTAAAATCATTATTTGAAACTAATCAGAATAAAAAATTAGCGGGTTTATTAATTAGGTCAATAAAATATTCTTTTGGTAATGCTGTTAAAATTGTTGAGGAAACTAATTCTTCAACTAAAAATGCTTTTGGAGAAGTAAAGAATGGTTGGGTAGATACAAGTGGTAATATTCATTTAAACATGGAAAGCATAACTCCTGAGACAGTTTTACATGAATTAGGTCACATATTAGAGCCACTAATTAAAAAGGCTAATAAGGAAGGCTATGAGCTTGTGATGGCAGATATAAATAAGGGTATTGAATCGGGTACTGGATTATATCATGAAATATATAGAAGAGTTAATCTTAATGATAAATTAAGTAAGGATCAGAAGTTATCAGAAGTATTTGCTGAGTCATTAGCTATTGATACTTTAAATAAGATGCAAGAGAAAGTTTCTGATTTAGGTATGGTAAATGAAAGTCCTGAAACTATATTTGAAGCAATAAAAAGGAAATGGAATAATATTAGAGAATCTGTAGAAGGAATGTTTGGCAGTATTTTCGGAGATAAGAAAATAAAGACCGTAGGAGATATAGGTTCTTTTTTAGCTGTATCAATGAAAGGAGATACAGTTTTCAAATTCACCCAAGAGGAAAGACTTTATATGGATGAATTCTTTAATGAGAGAGGTAATCAATTTAGAGATGAATCTAATGGAACTAATTCTCAGGTTGTAATTGGTGGTAATAAGGATTTGATGGATTTTCTTAATGATAGAACTAATATTAAAGATGTTCGATTAGCTGTAGCAGAAAGTATGGCTAATAAAGCTATTATTGGTAATATAAAGAATAATGATGATAAATTAATTATTGATCATGCAGGAGAAACTTATTTCTTTGAATATCATGATAAAAAAGATTTTGATAGAGTTGTATCAGAAATAAAAGATAAAATTGTAGATCCAATGTATGATCTTAAAGAAGCTATGTTTGATAATATAGTTACTGGATTTAGTAAAGATTTAGTTGGTAAGCAGAATGATATTTATAAAACTATTGCTGGAGAACATACTACTGCTGAATCAGTAGATAGATTTTTAAATTTCACAGGACTTAATCGTAAAGCTGATGCTGTATTAAGATATTCTCAATTAAAAGATCATAAGAACCCTAAGCTCGCTGCATTATATGACGAGAGTATGGCCGCTAATGATGATTATTTAATGATTATTCATAATGATGGCACTGATAGTAAATTAAAAGTAGGAATTATAAGTGGCAGTGTTAATTCATTAGTAGAAGGAAGTAATTTAGAAACTGATTCTAATAATATTTTCGCTAATTTAATGACAGATAAAGATTATTATTCTGCTACACCTCTTGGTGCTCATAATAAAATGACAATGAATAATATTGCTGTTGATAGAAGTAATTTAGGTATAGGGTTATTGATGCTTCATATTAATAACAAGACTAATGGTGATGTTACTTTTGGTAAGACTGGAACAATCCACGTTACAGCACAAAAGACTACCGCTAAGATGATTTCTAATGTAGAGGGAATAAGAAGCAATGTGGCTATATTAAGAGGCATACCGGGCTTCTCTGAAACTTTAAAGCCAAGTGGATTAAAATCCTTATTGGATAATGATGATACATTTAAGAAGAAAATTGATACATCTGTATTTACAGAAGTTAAATCTTATTTAGATACTATTGCTTCTGAAGATGAAAGTGATTCAATATTTGCGTACCAGGCTAAAAAATTACTTGAAGAATTAGAGAAAGACACTATTGCTGCAAGAATTAAAGTATTAGATGTGATGTCTTCAATGCTTATTAATAAATACAGTAATAAGGCTAAATCTAATGCTTTATTCCAATTAGTAGCTAAGGCATCAAGAGAGCTTAAGGCTGGTAAAATAGGTACTATAAATGATTTAAATGACATTAGTGCTTTGGCTGTGAAAGTTCAATCTGCATTACATGCTAATCATGATTATATTCAAGATGTAGTTAATGTTAATCAAAAAGCTTCAATGAAAATCAACAAACATCTTATTGATGATATTCATGACTTAGCAGGAACAACAAAACATAGAGGATTAATGAGAGATGTTCTTGATCAAGTGATGAAGGACAAACCTTTCTTAAAAAGTAAAGGATTCATTGTTGATATAGGTTCTCAAATTTATGAGCATTTTTATAAAACTAAAAAAGTAAAAGTTGTTGATAAAAATGGGGAGTTTACTGGAGCTGAAACTATTGTTAAATTATCGGAATTACATTTTACTTTAGATGATGCTGATACAAAAGCTTTATATGATAAAGGGAAAATTACTGATGCTGATTTGAAAGCTACCAATAAAATGCTTGATATCATGAAAGAGCGTTGGATAGATTTATTACATCATGAAGGATTACAAAAACAATTAGTTCGTGGACTTGCAGATGAGGAATATAGAAGAGAGGATGCAGAGATAGAATATAATGGCTTATTTCCTGATAAGGGAATGATTCCTATTATAGAGAAATCTACAAGTGAATTATTAGTTGATAAAAAAGTTAAGAAAGCTGCTAAAAAAGGTTTAAGACAAAGTTCTCTTAGTGAGAATTTATTTGAAGATAGCGTTAGGCTTGATGATGGTACTATTGACCAAATGGGAACAGTAAGTAATTCATTTAGTATGCAGAAGAGAGCTGATCATAGATTGGCATTAGGTGGTTTAAAAATGCTTAATGGAGAAATGGTTTCTTTTAATCCAGATTTAAATACAGAGATGTCAACTGATGCTTGGAAGACTTTCACTTATTTTGATATGGCTATATTAAGAAAAATAGAACATGAAAGAAATGTTATTCCTGTAGCTCGTGGAGCAATAGCTTTAATGACACAATTACATGATGAGGGTAAATCTCAAACTAATAGTATTGCATTTGTTAAAGAATATATTAATCGTAATACTTATCGTCAGAATGAGGATGATAAAAATGATATTGATATAGGAGTTACACCTGTAGATGTTCCTGGTTTAACTAGAACATTAAAGAGTATGATGAACTTGGCTGTATTACCTTTTAAATTAAGTATAGGTATTATGTCAAGTGCTTTTAATATGAAGAATGTAGCTTTAGAATCATTAGCTGCTACAATAGCTAAATCTGATAGTACTGTTCCTAGAGCAGAGTATTTTATGAAAGCTTTTAAAGAGTCATTTGCTAATGCTAAAAAGCTTCAACAAGTAGCATTAACACATCAAGTATTTGGTAGAAGTGAATCTGAAATACTTACCAATCCATTTGTTAATGTAACAGATTTTTCAGCTTTTAATCAGTTATTCACTAATATTTTTAATTGGGGAACTGATACATGGGCTAGAAGTGTAACCATGGCAGCTATAATGGAACAAGATGGAAGTTATGATGCTTATGGTTATGATAAGAAGACAGGTGAAGTAACTTATGATGAGACTAAAGATAAAAGATTTTATGAGAATGGTAAGAGGAAGGAAGATGCTCAAAGTAAAGCTTTATATGAAGGAGTAATGCTTGATGTAATGGAATTATTGGATCTTGATAAAAGGCCTGATAAATTACCTTTAGGTTATGGTCTTGAAGATTCTGTAGCGATGAAAAACATGGCTGATACAAGAGTTGTAGGAGCATTTAGTGATGATGTTGCAGCGATGGGTAGTAATACTTGGGTAGGTAACTTATTTACTTCATTTAGACAATATGCTTCTGTAAGGCTATTTAACTTTGGAGTATTTGGCAATAGAAGAAAGACTACTGTAGGAGGAAGAATAGTTGCTGTAGAGAATCCAGATAAACCAGGAGAGTATATTTCAACTAAAGAAACTAAAGAGATGGCAGGAGCATTACAATCTTGGTCAGAAGCTTATAAAATTTTAAAAGATAGTGATATTGATAGTCAAGATAAATGGGATGCTCTTGGTGATACTGATAAACATAATTTAGTTAAAGCTGCATTATCAATTATAATGTTTATGCTTGTTGCTGGTTTTGTTATGGCTGGAGATGATGATGATGAGAAATATGATAAAACAACTATGGGTTATTGGGCTACTAAAATGTTATCAGATTTAACAATAATGAGTTTAATAATGGATGTGAATGAAACGCCATTCCCTCCAATAGATTTTATTATCAGGTCAATGGAAAGAGGTAGATTTGATAAATTGCTTCCTTATTCAGGTTCTCTTACAGAAGTTAATCAGGTTATTAATAGTGATGATGAATAATAATTTAAAAAACAGAATATTATGAGTATATGTACAGAAGTTTATGTTGAGCATTTCGTTAAAATCGATTGCCACGAGTATTCAATAAGATACTCCGGAACAGGAAAAGTTGCTGTTAGATTATATGACAGTAGAGGTGAAATGATTAACGAAATGTTATACGATTCAAGTATTTCAGATGTAACTAATAGAATAAAAACTAATAAAGATGGTGTTTATAGTATTAAAATTTATGCAGAAGTAAATGGGGCGATTGATTATAATGTAGTAATTGCTGAATTTCCTATTTATGATATTTGTGAAGCTAATGCTTGCTATTTAAAATTAGTAAATAGTCTTCAATGTTGTGATGTTGCTGATTGTGATGATGCGGGTAAGAAGAAAGCTGCTGATGTTAGAGAAGCTTTAAATCGCATCGGAGGATTGATGTATTTTATCAATATGTATATTCGTATTGAAACAGATAAGTATTTGGGATTAACTAATATTGATGCTACAAGAGCTGATTATGTTGCTCAGGTAGATAGCCTATTTGAGAAGATGGCTATTACACTTGAAAGGTGTAGTACTTGTTTTGATGATTCTAAGAGTGATAGTGAATGTAAATCTTGTAACTAATGTATTATGATATATTATAAAACTTGTGAGTGTAGAGAGCTTTATTATGCGTTTTTTGATAAAATAAAAGCTATATTGAAAAGTATTCAAAGGAATGTTTTTGTAAAGGAAATATATGGAGATAATACTGTATCATGTGACTATGATAAAATCAATGATTTAATGTATTTGAAAAAGAAAACAGATATCATTGAAAGGATTGAGAGTAATCAAAAAGTATGTGATGATAACGGATTTGATTGTAAAATTGAATTACCAGATAAATGTGAAGATAATACTATAAAGTATTTCTTTAAAAGAATGAAATTATCGTTGTAAAAATAAAGCCTCTCTAAATTAATAGAGGGGCTTTTTGTTATTTATAATTTAATGTTTCTATATGTTTAATTGCTCTATGTCTTAATGTACTCATACTATAAGCTACACCATGATAATATATTCTATCTCGTTTTTTTACTAACTGCTTGAAAGGTACGGTTTTTTTATTAGGACAATGCTTCAATACAAAGAAATTCCCATACTTATCAGCTCTTAGAAATTCTAAGCCGTCAAACTTAAAACTGAACCTTATTAAGTATTTTGGTTCATTTCTCCATGCTGTCGGATTGTCAATAATATCAATCATTTGTATAAGTTAGTTGCG